ATGGCTGGCTATCGCATTAAATCAGACCCTCATCGTTATTTGAAAGATCGCGACGGCGTTTATCAGTACGTTCGCCGTGTTCCCAAGTCTGTGGCAGACAAGGATAGTCGCGCTCCTATCGTCCGCATAAGCCTAAAAACCACCGATCTCGCTCGGGCGATGACGAAGCGCAACGAGTACGAATCTGCTGACGATGCACTTTGGTCAATGCTAAATGCTGGGGCTGATGGCGATAAGGCTCGGGCACTTTATGACGCTGCCATTAAGCGCGCGGAAGCCATCGGTATATCATATGTGCCAGCCGATAGGCTGCTTGCGATGCCAGATGACGCTCTAGCGGCCCGACTAAACCTAATAACTGGCAATCCAGTAGAAGACGCGGCCGCAGTGGGCGCCGCGAGCATCCCGTCAGTGTCAGTGACGCAAGCCCTGAAAATCTACTTTGATGAAATCACTCCCGACGAATTGACGGGTAAGAGCGAAATTCAGAAAAAGCGGTGGCGCGCGCACAAGCAGCGGGCGATCGACCATTTTGTGAAGATCGTTTCAGATAAGGCTATTGCGGAGATTACGCGCGAGGACGCGCAGAAATTTTATAAGGTTTGGCTGCAAATGATAACGAAGCCAGCCAAAGGGAAGCAGCCGATATCGGCCAGCATGGGCAACCGCATGATGGGCGGGATGCGAGTTCTTTTTGCTGAGTATTTCAAGCACATGGGAGATAGGGATCGGCCAAACCCTTTCCGCGATCTGAGTTTTGCGGAGAAAGTTGAAAAGTCGCGGCCCCCGATCCCGACCACAATAATCCGGGAGAAGTTCCTAACCTATGGACCACTCGCCAGTCTAAATGATGAAGCTCGCGGAATCGTCCTCGCGATGATTGAAACAGGATGCAGGCCAAGCGAGCTTTGTAATATTACGGCCGAGCACATATTTCTTTCCGACAAGGTTCCGCATATCCTGATTGCGCCTCGAAAAGACGCTGCCGACCCGCGCGAGATTAAAACCGCTTCGTCTGTTCGCAAGCTGCCGTTGGTCGGCATAGCGCATGAGGTTTTTAAGAAACATCGGAATGGCTTCCCTCGTTACAAAAACAAGGAAGACACGCTATCGGCGACGCTGAATAAGTATTTCAAGGACAACGAGCTTTTTCCGAAGGGTGCCGGCTATACCGTCTATTCGCTTCGCCACTCATTCGAGGATCGCATGAAAGAGGCGGGCCTAGACGATGAATTGCGCCGAATGCTGATGGGCCATACAGTTGACCGCCCACGATACGGCACGGGCGGTTCTTTGGAATGGCGAAAAGAGCAAATGGAAAAGTTCACGCTGCCGTTCGACGCAGCCGTGATTTAATACGATCGCGAATATTATCGTTTGCAGCCAGACTGCGCTGCATTCGTTCCACGCGCTCATAAAGTGGCAGGAGATTCTGTTCTGTTTCCGGAAAGCAGGCAATGACACCGGCTATCGCGTCCAACCATCGTTCGGTGTCAGCAAAGGTGTATGACGCCATTATTTGCTGCTTTCTGCCGGGCCGGCACGGCTTGCCTTATCCGCGGCTTCCTGCGCCTCTCGAACCGCTGTCGAAACATCCTCGTCAGACGCGATACCGCCCTCGTAGCTGCCTTGCGCACGCTCTCCGATGTGAATGTGCGGAATCTGCTGGTAGGCGAGGAATATGGCTACGAGCGCCGCGATGACGATAAATACTCGCTTGTAGATTCGCGCTGACATCCTCACTCCCTTTCCCGCAGTGCGGCGCGGCTGGCTTTCCGTGCTATCACCTTTGCATTCTCTATACGCTTTCTGCGCCGCCTTCACGGCGTGTTCACCCACCACCATCACACCGCCCTCCGCTGCCGGCGGCGGTTGTCATTGGCTGGATTGCGACGCTGGCCTGGAGCGCCATAGCGGAACCGAACGCCGGTAATGCGCGCCAGTTCGAAAGCGGTGTCGCGTAGCGTCTCGGCTTCAGTGTGGTAGCCAAGAGCGCGCACGGCCTTTGAGATCGATAGGACTTGCGCAGCAGTCGTGCCTTGTAGCTGGAACTCAGCGGCAGTCAGGATGGGTGCCATAGCGGCGTGCGTGATGGATCTGGACATAGGGTCTCCTCGTGTTTTGGTGGGTGCAAAAAGCCGTGGCGCAAAAACGCGCAAGGGCTGTCATTCTTGGAGATTCGGGGGCTTAAGCGCCCCGTCGCTATCTTTCGTGCCTCATGAGGATAACCCCAATCCAACGCCGCATACGGCCACAACAAATCCAATGACGACGGTCATCTCGACCGCTTCGCGGGCGGCATAACGCAGCCACGGCTGTGGGCGGGCGTGCTTCTTGGCGCGATAGTCAGGGCGGCGCATAGGCTCGACATTGCCGGCCTTCGGTGCGTCGGTTTCCGTTTCGAACTCATCGTCGGCGAGCATTTCCAGGAGCGCGCGGTTCATGCTGCTGCCCTCCGGTTTGTTGCGGCCCGCTCCGCCGCCGGTACGTTGTCGTTCGCGGCTACTGGCTCGAGGCGATAAAACCCGTGATTGCCCGCGCCCCGATGGTTCATCGGGATCGTCCAGCCAAACGAGGGCAGGAGCTTGCGAAGATGGCTGATTTGCACTCGCACTGTATTGTGCGCGTTGTCCGGTCCGCCGTTCGGATCGAAAGCATAGACGTTGTCGACGAGGTCGTTGATGTAAATGCGGCGCGGATAAATCGCTGCCAGCGCGTCGACGATGTTTTTCTGTCCGCGTGGGAGAGGCGCGGCTTCGAGCTCGGTGGTGGGGTTCCGCTCCATTTTAAGCAGCCTCCGCCAGCACTACCGGCGTGCAGCAAGCTACGGCGCCACTCGTCTGGAAAACTTCGAACGTCTCGCCGGGACACAGGGCAGCGAGGCGCGTCGCCTCGGCCAAGGCTTGCTCAAACGAGCCGTGCTCGTATGGCATGGTGGTGAAGATTCCAACCCGGCCAGTCTTCTTGCCGCGGCGGAATACAAAGAATCCGCCGCCGATGATTTCATTCGGGCGAGGCTTGGGGCTTCTTCTTCTCTTGGTGGGTTCCATAATTGCAGTCTCCTCGTGTTTTGGTCGGTGGTCAGCAGATCAAGCTGGTGAGGCTGTCTTCGTGCTGTGGTGTCATCGTTATATGCGAAATAGTCAACAAATGTCAACGCCTGATGATGACAAAAACACATCATGAGAGATGATATGGTTCATTAACTGTAAATTGTTCTTGAAATGTTCCGCAACAGGTGGAATCCTTAGTCTCGTACCAAGGAGAGGCGGATGGCTGCGTTATTTGTCGTTCAATCCTTCACCGAGTGCCGGTGGGGAATCATTCCTGACAATCCGATCGAAGTTGAAAACGAAGATCAGGCTGTGAGGTTGGCGGAGAGACTCGCGCCAATAAAGCCCGCAGTCATTGCTGTCTATCGCTGGAATAATCAGGCTGAAGTGATTGCAATGTTCGGACGCGTGCCAGAGACCGTCCTGGAGGCCGCAAACGGCTAGTCAGCGCGTGTTGTATTTCCCTACAACACGATGGCATACGGGCCAATCAGCGCGGAACTCTTTGAATTCCTTATGTGGATTATACTGCTCAAGCATCCATTCGCGATCGTTGTAGCCAACGAGTCGCTTAATAATCGCTTCGTTCTCGTCCATTTCGCTAGTGTGATAAAGGATCACATCTTCGTCACGCATCGGCGGCAGATTGGGGTTCACGAGCGCCGTTTCGCCGGGGCGATAGGCCGGAACCATCGATTCTCCCGAGAGAAGCAGGCCGTAGCCACCCTTAACGCCCTGTAGGACAGCGGGCATCTTCATATAGCTGATTGGATCGAACGTAATAATTACGTGCCCGTCGCCGCCCTTGGCCGCAGCATATACGGGGAGGTCGCGCTGATCGCTTACCAGCTCATTGCCGGGGATTAGTTTCGGCGTGAATATATCGGCAGGGCGTTCAAGTTCTACCCGCTCTTCTTGGCTAATCATGTCGCCTTTTTCAAAGGCAAGCCAATCCTCGCGCACATTCAAGGCTTTTGCCAGGCGAGCGACGAAGTCGACGCTGGCTCCACGCTTACCGCTTTCGAGCAAGCTTATTGCAGACTTGTCGCGACCAACAAGGTCGGCAAGCTGGGCTTGGCTCATGTCACGCGCGACGCGCGCATTCTTAAGGCGAAAGGCGAAATCCTTATCCATGATGGGCTTTTCGCATATTGTTGTGAAAATGTAACGTGCGAATATGTCATCGTGTGTCGACATAGATGCGAATCTGTCATATCTATACGTCATCAACCGACGCAGAAGACGCCGGACAGTTCGAAGGAGGGCCTACCTCATGATGCCAGAAAACATCCTCCCAAGGATATCGGCACTCAATAGATAGCAGCCGCGCTCAGGCGCAATTGAAATAGAGGAGAGAGCGAATGACGAAAGTTGCCGACAGAAGCGAACCGGCTCTCGTTGAAGTGCCGCCATAGAAATCATCAGGGACGCTGGCCGCTGTAACGCGGCTGGCGCTTTCGGCGTGCTTTAAAAGCAGGCTGTTATGGGTCGGCACCACCCGTTACCCCAGCCTGCCCGTACGTCGCGGTTAACACGAGGAGGGCCGAAGCCGCTTCTACGCCGCGATTTCCTTCGCAGGTACCACCCCGCGCGACCAGACAGATGCCGTTAGATGCGGCGCTTGTCAACCATCACCAACCATACGAGGAGACATGCAGCATTCAACAAGACACGAACTGCAGGCGACTGCAGCCGCGCACCGTAAACAAGGCGCGTCATTTGGGAAGATCGCGGAATTGATGGGCATCACCAGAGGCCACGCCTGGTCGCTGCTTTCGGAAAGATCGCCCACGCTACCGGCGCCAGAGCCAACAGAGAAGACCGTTGTCCGGCGCACAACTTTTAACGGCGGTTATTCGGGAGGATGCATGGACATTTATGTCTCGCTGCCCCGCATAACCATCCTGGACGGTCCATTTACAGGCACAGTCCACTAGCCTTTTGAGGCAGGCCGACCGCGAGGATGACGGGGCCGACGACTAACCTCCCGACGAGGAGGCCATCTTGAAAACGAAATATACACGAACGGGCGAGCGGGACATGACAAACCGCAAGCCTTACCGGACGGCTGCGCAAAAAGCAGAGGCGCGTGCTTCGGCACGTCTTATTGACGGCCGTTACGTTTCCAGCGCGCCGGTCACTTACCACCGCGCACCGAAAAGAGGTGCCGCATGACCTGCGATTGCGGTGAATGCTGGGATTTGCCCGGCGAGGTCGTCGTCCACAAGCTGTGGAAATGGAAGGGCATCATTATCGAGGAGCGCGACAGCTTTCGCTGGCTGACTGTGCGTTTCATGATTCCCGGCACGGGCCTTGTGCAACTTGAAGTCTCGCGCTTCGAAGTCGATCCCGATTTTGAAGAGGACGGCGACGGTGTCGAGGCTGACAGGCCCGAAGATGACAACGTCATTCCGGTCGATTTCACCAAGAGGGTGAAGCTAACGAAAAACACCAAGACGAGGGGAGTGGCGTGATGGCTAAGTTTAAAGTGGGAGATCGGGTCCAAGTTGTTGACGACAGGGGCGGCAGAAAGCTTGGAGAAACCGGCGAGATTATCGGCATAGATATCACGCTTTCAACCGCATTCTATTACATCAAATGGGATGCAGGGGTTCACGAGCAGGGGCTTTACGAGAATCGACTCGAGGCACTGCCCGTTGCTGAAGCAACCGGCAAGCCTGCCTTTAAGGTCGGTGATCGGGTGCGGGTGCTTTCGGATTATCTCCCATGGGCCCACGGGGGTGAGATCGGCACCGTCCAGAAAGTGGATAAGCGTGATCGCGATTGCTTTGTGAAGTTTGAAACAGAGCGTATGGGTGATCATACCTGGTATGTGCGTTGGGATAACCTTGAGCTTGCGCCTTCCTTCACCATCGAAACCGGCAAGTTCTACCGTACCCGCGATGGGCGCAAGGTTGGGCCGATGTCCGACGAAGGGGATCGTGCATACGACACCGATGAGAAGTGCTTAGCAGCCTATATCAATGGCGATCACAGACTATTCCGCGCCGACGGCGGCCGCCATTTGTTCGGTAAAGCTCATTTGGACCTCATCGCCGAATGGATCGACGAGCCGAACAGTAATGACAATGCGCCTGCGACCACACCCGCAATCGTTGCTCTGATCGAAAACGGCCAGCCCAAGCCATCAGATCATCCGAAGGTTCATAAAAGCGAACAGGCCGCCACTGACGAGGCTGAACGGCTAGCCGTCAAATATCCGGGCCAGAAGTTCGGTGTGTTCGTTCTCGCTGACTCCCGCATTGCCGATGTCGTTATTCGGAGGGCCGCATGACCTCCACCACGTATAGCCACACGCGCAACTATGCGCCCAAAGACTACGCGGACGGCGACACCTTATATGAGCCGGAAACCACGCTCGGACTTGGTGACCGCTTTCTATGGGGCTTGGCAGTTGTAGCTGCGCTCGCTCTGACCGTCGGCTTTTACGCATGGGTGTTGGCATGATTTCCTTCGCCACAAAAGCCACGGCTGACATGCCGTTCATCGATCCCGGGCGCAAGCCCGGTGTCGGACGCATCGGGCAGTCCTTGGCGCTTGCAGCGTTCGCGCTGGCAATCGCCACGACAATTGCGGCCTTCCTGTTCTGGAACCTGCTGCTGCCGTTCTACGGGCTGCTCTATTTGTGGGGTGCGCACTAATGCCCAGCAGACCTCCACGCGACAACTGCGCAGCTGCCCTCACAAGCCCGCCGGCATGGCTCGTAGGCTGGCTCATACTTGCGGCCGTCATCGCCGCAATCACCGTTACCCGCCACACCTACTGAACACGAGGAGACCACATGTCTGTTTTCGACAGATTGAAGTCCAGTAAGCGCAAGACGCCACCGTCGATTGCCATTTACGGCACGCCAGGTGTCGGGAAAACCAGTCTTGCTGCTGAGTTTCCAAAACCGATGTATCTTTATGTTGAAGGCGAGGAGCCGCCAGACGGCATCGACCTACCAAGTGCTGAAATCACTTCGTTCAGCGACCTTCTGGACACATTCGATGAAATTCTGACCGAAGAACACGAATTTCAGACCGTCATTCTGGATTCGGTCGACAAGATCGAGCCGATGGTTTGGGCTGCGACCTGCGCGCGAAACGGATGGGATTCCATCGATAGCAACGACAAGGGCTCCCCTACAGCTTTTGGCAAGGGTTACCTTGCCGCCGACGTCGAGTGGAAAGAATACCATGAGGCTATCGCTGCGCTGAACCGGGCAGGACTGTTTGTAATTCAGATACTGCACAGCGAAGCTAAGTCGTTCAACGATCCACTCGTGGATTCGTATGATCGATATCGCCCGAAATTGCAGAAGAGGGCTCTCGATCTCGTCATCGAAAACTGTAAGGCGCTCCTATTCCTCAACCGCCGCACGTCCGTAAAGCAAGTGAAGGAAGGCTTCGGCGGCGAAAAGAAGAATAAGCCAGAGGGAATGTCTGGCGCAGAGCGCGTCATCCATACAGATGAGCGGGCCGGGTTCTTGGCGAAGAACCGGTTGAAAGGTGCGCCGGCCACCATTCCTTATCGGCAGGGGCATGGCTTCGAGGAGCTTTCAAAACACCTCGACGTTGCCAACGACAATGACCAGAGGGACGCCGCCTAATGGAAAAAGCTCTCGCTGGCCTCGTCGCAATCGCGGCCATCCTCTTCTTCGCACCGCTCATCGGCGTTCTCGGTGGCGCGTTCGTCGGCTGGGTCGTGGGCCTGTTTTTCGGAGAAACAATCCACACCTTCCTTGCCGCCGTTGGCATCAACGCGGCGGGCCTTGCGATGTGGCAGATCGGCGCTTCGCTTGGTTTCATCGGTGGGTTCTTCCGCCCGGCTATTCATCGGGCGAAGGCTTAAGTCTCGCCGCCACCACACCACCAACAACACGAGGAAATGACAAATGGCAAAACTAGCCAGCAGATTTGATGCGACTGCTCACGATACGGAGCAGCGGGACTACGAAGAGCTGCCGAACGGCGACTATGAACTGGAAATCGAGGCGTCGGAGGTCAAGGAAGGCGCGAACGGAACCGGCCTCAAGACAACGATGACGGTTCTTCGCCCCGAGGAATACAAGGGCCGCAAGGTCTTCAATTTCTACAATCTGGAACACAAGAACGCGCAGGCGCAAGAGATCGGCCAGCGTCAGTTCGCGAGCCTTTGCCGAGCGATCGGCGTCTCGGAAGTCGAGGATTCCGAAGAACTGCACTTCAAGGCGTTTACGGCAAAGATTGGTCTCGGAAAGCCTTCCAAGGACGGCCAATACCCGGCTCGCGCCGAGATCAAGAAGTACTACTTCCCCGATGAGGGCAACGTCCCCCAGCCTTCAATCGACGCCAACCAACCTGTAGCGCGGTCCAGCCCTGCCAATGACAACCGACCGGCAGCAGCTAACAGCAACAAGCCGGTGCCAGCGGCTGCTGCGGCAGGCAAGAAGCGACCTTGGGGCTAAGCTAAACAACAGGCGCGGTTGCCAGCCGCGCCTTCTACCACCGAACACGAGGAGACTTTGATGAGAGTCAGCATTGACCGCTCACAGCTCGCGCACGCCTTGGCTACCGTCAACCGTGCCATCGAAAGCCGCAATTCAATTCCTATTCTCGCCAACGTGCTCTTGGCGGTTGAGGACGGCCAACTGCGCCTGACCGGGACCGATCTGGACGTCGAGATAACGACCAGCCTGCCGGTGCTCGACTGCCAGCCCGGTAGCGTGACAGTTCCCGGTAAGATGCTTGCGGACATTGCAAAGCGCGCGACGGGAGACATCACCCTTGAACTGGATGCAGCTAGCGGTGGAGGCCGCCTTACCGTCGCGTCGGGTCGCAGCCGGTATAAACTCGACGTCTTGCCCGCTGAAGACTTTCCGTCCTTCAGCGCAGGGAAGTTCGACACGACGCTTGAGTTGGATCTGGCCGCGCTTGTGGCGCCGTGTGTGCACTGTATCTCGACCGAGGAAACCCGTTATTACCTCAATGGCGTTTATCTGCATGTTGTCGACGGTCGTTTGGTTGCGGTCGCAACCGACGGGCACCGGCTGATGCGCAACACAGGGCCGGAAGGCACCATAGAATACGGCGTGATCCTGCCGCGCAAGCTGGTCGGGTTGCTGCCGAAGGGCGCTGTTACGGTTGAACTCTCCCAAAACAAGGTGCGCGTCACGTCTGGCTCAACGGTTATTACATCAAAGCTGATCGACGGCACTTTCCCTGATTATGTGCGCGTCATTCCATCCGGTAATAGCAATGTGCTTACCGTCGACCGGCAGGCGCTTATGAAGGCGGTCGAACGTGTCGCCGCTGTAGCGGACGACAAATCGCGCGCCGTGAAATTCGCCGTCGGCGATGTGCTGCGGCTGATACTGGCTGACAAGGCCAGCGACGAAGTTTCGATTGAGTTTGAAGGCGAGCCTTTGGAAATCGGCTTTAACGCCCGCTACGTCAACGACATGCTTGGCGCGTTGGATGAACCAAATGTGCGTTTTGCTCTCGGCGATGCAGGTTCTCCGGCTGTCATCAAAGGTGAGGGCGAGTGGACTGCGGTCTTGATGCCGATGAGGGTGTATGTGATGGCAGCGACAATCCCCGAAACCGCAATCTTCAACGCCATTGAATATGCGCTGCGCCATGAAGGCGTGACCGAAATCGCGTTTTCAGAAGATGGCGAACACGAAGTCGAAATCCACGAGGCGTCCAGCCTGAAGCCGTTCGTCAAATGCCTGTTGCGCGAGTTGGAGGTGATTACGTGAAAATCAGCATTGAGTGGCTTGGCGACACCCACGATTGCGAAACCTGCGGCCCGTCATGGGCTGAAGGCGCGCGCGTCTATATCGACGGACTGCTTGTGCTGGATTTGCAGCCAAGCGCCCATTGTTACGATGGTGTGTCTCAGGAAGCGGCGCAACAGTGGGTGGAGCATTTGCAGGAAGGGAGCGCAACATAATGGCTCCCCTCCCAAAAGCTGAATCCAGCACCGTCCGCGCCATCTACGCAGCTTACGAGGCCCAGGCTAAGTCCTGGGACTCGTGGGGCATCAGTGTGGGCGAGGCGGGCACGGAATGTGATAGAGCCCTTTGGTACGGCTTCCGCTGGGTCTCAGCACACGAAGTTCATTCGGGCCGCCAGCTCCGCCTGTTCGCCACCGGCAATATCGAGGAAGATCGCTTGGTCGCTGACCTCGAACGCATTGGCGTCGACGTTTACGGGCAGCAAGACAAAATCAGGCTGGTTTCGGGCTTTGTGCGCGGCAAATGCGACGGCAAGGCAATGGGCGTTCCCGAAGCGCCAAAGACTGAACACCTGCTCGAATTCAAGTCGAGTAACGAGAAGGGCATTAAGGAACTGCAAAAACACGGCTGCCAAAAGGCCAAGCCCTTGCACTACGCCCAGTGCCAGCTCGGGATGCAGGCTTTCGGCCTGACGCGCTGCCTGTATCTGGCGTCGTGCAAGAACACCGACACGCTTTATGCCGAGCGCATCGAATACGACGTCGAATTCTGCCTTCGGCTGCTGGCACGCTGCGAACGCATCGTGTTTTCGGACGAACCGCCCAGCCGTATCAGCGAAGATCCCGAGTTCTTCGGCTGCATGTTCTGCAAACACCGTGGCGTCTGCCACGAAGGCGTGCAGCCGCGCGTTAACTGCCGCACTTGCCTTCATGTTCAGCCCGAGCATGGCGGTGATTGCCACATGTCATGCGCTCGCTGGAACAAGCCATTGTCGATCGACGAGCAGCGAGACGGCTGCCCGGCTCACCTCTATCTGCCGGGGTTGATAAATGGCGAGCAGATCGATGCCGACGAGGTCGCGGAGACGGTCACATACCGGCTGGCGACGGGTGAGATTTGGGTGGATGGGGTGAGAAGTGACTCAGTCTAGCCCATGGTCAGGTGGAATTATTCTTACGCCAGGATACGCGAAATGCCTATCAGGCTTTCCCTCGTACGAGTACTCGCACTTGAAATACAAGGAGAAAGGAAATTTTTTCTTCTCGTAGTCGATCCATCTGCACTTGAACGGAATTGTGAACAGATGTGGTTCGCTGTTAGCCCCGCAACCACGAATCCTGTGCGGGATGTCAAAAGTGTACGCGGATTGTTTATTTCTAAGCTGCGAAATGATGTCTCGAATTAGTGAGACGGTACTTTCGTGGGCCTGCATAACCTCAACCCCATCTGGAAATTCAATGGACAGAGAGTGCAGCAACAGCGCCTGACGATTGTGATTCACAATCTCAAAAGTCGCGTCTGACAACGAAGATATTTCTTTGGCTGGCTCCTGATAGAGCCCGAAAGACGCAGGAACATCGCCGAAAACCGCATCAGCCTGTCTTTTTGACTGCAAGGCGGACCAACCCGAAAACGCCACAGATGAAACTGCTGCAATTGCAGACGTGATGGCGACCCAAGTTTCAAAGGACCATGGTTCAGAAGACATGCTAACCTTACGCGATTATCAACGCGCCGCCGTTGACGGCCTTTACGACTACTGGCGCGAACAACCCGGCTCACCTCTTATCGTGCTTCCGACGGGCGGCGGCAAGAGCCTAGTGCTGGGCACGATCTGCAAGGAATTGATCGAAGGCTGGCCCGACATGCGCGTGCTTGTCGTGACGCATGTTCGCGAGCTGATCCTGTCGAATTACCAGGAGCTCCTGAACATTTGGCCTTTCGCGCCTGCTGGCATCTTTTCGGCAGGGGTAGGACGGAGGGATGCGAAGGCGCAGATCGTTTTCGGCGGCGTGCAGACCATCGCAAACAAGGTGGAGCAGATCGGGCATATCGACGTCGTTCTGGTCGATGAAGCCCACCTGATGCCCAGAAATTCGGAAACGCAATACGGCAAATTGATTGAAGGCCTGCGCGCCATCAACCCAGACCTGAAGCTGGTCGGCCTCACGGCCACGCCTTATCGCTTGGGCGAGGGGCTTTTGACGGAAGGTGACGGCGCGCTTTTCGACGACATCTGCTTTGAAAAGCCGATTGGCGAGATGATCGAGGAAGGCTATCTCTGCCGTCCTATTTCAAAGGGCATGGCGACTGCCTTCGACCTGTCCGGCGTTGGCAAGCAGGGCGGGGACTACAAGCAGAACGCTCTGCAGGCGGCTATCGATAAAGACGATATCACGGCTTCCGTGGTCGATGAGATCGTCACGTATGGCACTGCGTCTGGTGCGGAGCGCAAGGCTTGGCTGTGCTTTTGCAGTGGCGTCGAACATGCCCGGCATATGCGAGACGAAATTCGTAGTCGGGGCTTTAGTTGTGAGACTGTGACTGGCGACACCCCGACCGGTGAGCGGGATCGCATTCTGGCTGATTTTAAGGCTGGCAAGATCCGCGCCTTGACGAATAACTCGGTACTTACAACCGGCACGAACCTGCCGATCATCGATCTGGTCGCGTTCTGTCGCCCAACCTTATCAGCGGGCCTTTATGTCCAGATGGCGGGGCGTGGCTTACGGCTTTATCCGGGCAAGGAGAACTGCCTGTTTCTGGATTTCGCGGGCGTCGTTCGTAAACACGGTCCGATTGATGCGGTCACGCCTCCGGGGATGAAGAAGGGCGATGGGGAGGCACCGGTGAAGCAATGCCCGCAAGAGCCTGACGATCGTGGTCTAGTCGGCTGCGGCTCGCTTATTCACGCCTCGCTGCATACCTGTCCCGACTGCGGATATGAATTCCCGGCCGATGAAACGCCAAAGATATCTGCGCAGGCCGAAGACGTGCCGATGTTGTCGAAGGACAACGCCAGCACACGTCAGGTGGAACGCCGCACATTTGCATACCACGAAGGCAAGGGCGGCAAGCAGGACAGCGTGAAGGTGTCTTATTGGGTGGGTATGTCGCCAATCAACGAATGGCTCGGCCCAGCCCATACCGGCTTCTTTAAGTCGAAGTCTGACAGGTGGTGGCGAAAGCACGGTGGGCAGGCACCGTTCCCGAAAACTGTGCTGGAATTCATGGAACGCCAGAACGAACTGCTGCCGACCGCGGAAATCGTTGTGAAGCCGAACGGCAAATACTGGGAAGTGGTCGATGCCATTGCGGGAGCTGCAAATGACAACGTGCCAGAGGCGAGCAACGACAATGTGCCGACGCCCACCTACGCGCGTGTGTCTGCCGGGCTGGCTGACGTATTGGATGACGATATTCCGTTCTAGGGAGTTCCGCATCGCATGTTGGGGCGGGGGCTCTGGTTCATGCGATGCGGATGCATTCCAGAGAAGGTTTGCGGCACCAGAATATGGGCATATTAGCGAATGGTGAAATAACAGAATGTAACGGTTGCCAACAATAGGCACCGCAACTGCATGAAATAGAAAAGCCCGCTTCGCGATTGGGAGGAGGAGCGAAGCGGGCCGATCTGAAAAGCGCGGTTGGGAGGAGGAGTACCGCGCTTAGGGTCCGGTTTCTGGGAGGAGGAGTAAAACCGGACGAGGCGTAAATAGGCGGCCCACTCACGCGTTGCAAGGGGCGAATTCGCATAGCAGATATGCAGGAAAAAATAAAAACCGCCCGGCAGCGGACGGTGCGCGCCTGGGCGGTCTAACTCCCTCCCAAGAGTGGCGGGAATATACATAAACAACCGTCGCATGCAACAGTTAAATCCAAGTATTAATTACACTAAAACAGTAGGATTAAATTTATCAAAATAAACCAATCCATTAACGGGATGCGCTGTGAGGCATGTTAACTTACCTACCGCTGCTTTGGCGACCTACCAGAGCCAACCACTCAAACACGAGGAGCAACAATGCAGAACAAAGCCGACAACACGAAAGCACAGAACTATCTGGCCTATGATGTCACCGTTCTGGAACGGGAATTCGCCGACTTGGTTGCGGCATACCCAGAATTGGCCGAAGATGAGGAACTGCGCGCCGACACAATCGAAGGCGAGACGGACGCATACCGCGTGCTCGGTAAGATCGTGGCCATCGAGCGCGATGCAAACAGCATGGTACTGGCCATCGGCGAACGCGCCAAGGAATTGGCCGCGCGCAAAGATCGATACGCCAGACGCAAGGACGCCATGCGGGCCTTGTTGCTGCGTCTGTTGAAGGCTGCTGACTTGAACAAGGTGAGCTTACCGGAAGCAACTGTGTCGGTCAGCAAAGGGCGCGCCGGCGTTGAGATAGTGGACGAATCCGCTGTGCCTGCGCGTTTTTTGAAGGTTGTGAAATCGCCTGACAAGACGCTTATCAAAGAGGCGCTGGACGCTGGGAAGACCGTCAAGGGAGCCGTACTGCGCGAAGGCCAGCCTACGCTTATAGTGAGGGCGGCGTGAACTTGAATTTCACCGACGTATTCCGAATATAGCGGATTGCATCTGATTCTAGGCGAGATACATGAAGAAAGTTCAAGTTTATTATTTTGCTAAAGGGCACTTAGGCCAACACGAAGACTGGTGGTACCTCATCGAACATGACGATGGGACATATGAGATCGAACATGAATGGGACCACGTTTCTACTAATGGTCCTAATAGATCTGCAGGGGCGACAAAATTCAGTCTGGAAGAGGGGTTGCAACGAGCTCCGCATCGGGCGGTAACCAAAATAAACGAGCTGATTGCTCGATCTGAATAACCAAAATCTTCACCACCCCGCCAGGCCACCAACTGGCGGGTTACCACCACGAAACACGAGGAGATGAAAATGAATGAACCGCTACCAAGCGGGCCTTTCGGCTGCGTCCTTGCAGACCCGCCATGGGCGTTTAGAACCTACAGCAAAACGAATGTCGCGCCGGCCAGAGGTAGCCAGCCTTATAGCGTGATGTCGCTTGACGATATCAAGGCGCTACCTGTCGAACACGTATGCGCCCGCGACTGCTTGCTGTTCATGTGGACCGTTTCACACCTGCAGCGTGAAGCATTCGATGTGGCTGCATCGTGGGGCTTCCGTCCTGTCAGCGTCGCTTTTGTCTGGGACAAGGGCCGGATGGGCATGGGCTATTGGACGCGACAGGAAGTCGAAATCTGCCATCTGTTCAAACGAGGCAAGCCGCGCCGTCTTAATAAAGGCGTGCGTTCGTTGATCAAAGCGCCGCGCCGTGAGCATAGTCGCAAGCCTGACGAACAGTACGACCGCATTGAGCGGCTTGTTGACGGTCCGTACCTTGAGCTGTTCGCACGCCAAGCGTGGGCGGGATGGTCATCGTGGGGCAATGAGGCGGGCAAGTATGTGGCCGCAAACGACAATCAGGATTTGCTGGGGAGGGTGGCTTAATGGCTAAGCTCACAAGGGCGCAAGCGCAGGCGCACTCTCAAGCAGTCGCCATCCTACAGCAAGAACGGCTGTCGGAAGACGATAAGGAATTTGTCTACAGGAACTGGAACGAAGGCGCGAACCACGTGAATGGCGCCGCGGGCGCTTTCTTCACACCATTCGACATGGCGTTTGACTTTGCAATAGATGCCGGTGGCGGTCGTATCATCGACCTCTGCGCCGGGATTGGAATGCTGTCTTACGCCATCTGGCAACGCAGCCGATTCAATGACAGCAGGCCGCAGATCACCTGCGTTGAGCGTAATGCCGATTATCTAGAGGCCGGGAAAAAGCTACTGCCAGAGGCAGAATGGATTCATGCTGACGTGTTTGACGTTCTGGATATGGGACTGGGGCACTTCGACAGTGCGATTAGCAACCCTCCATTCGGAAATATCAAGCGGAGCAAGAATTCCCCGAGGTACAGCGGAAAGGACTTCGAATTCCACGTCATTGATATTGCGTCCCATCTGGCAGACTACGGCACGTTCATCGTTCCCCAAATGTCGGCAGGCTTCAACTATTCCGGACGGCAGAGCTATGAGCGACAAACCAGTGGCAAGGCCGTTAAGTTTCAGGAGCAGACTGGCCTGCATTTCGATACAGGTTGCGGTGTCGATACCGCCTATTTCATCGATCAATGGAAAGGCGTCTCTCCAATGTGCGAGATCGTTTGCGTTGACTTTACAGAAACGCGCCCTGTTGCCGCGAAAGCGCAACCGGCGAATGACAACCAGCCTCCCTTACAGGCCAGCCTTTTCGGAGAAGCCGCATGAGCCATCCCGAACAATGCTGGGTTTGCCAGAGACACGCCGTCGGCCTCGGCGTGCAAGCAGACCGCGAGCCTATCCGCTGGCTGTGCAAGGAATGCGCCGACATTGCCGAGCATATCCGACTTCGCCGGCGGTTGGACCCTTACGAGCTAAGAGCGCTTGATACCGGCGTCGAGTCGGTTGGGGAATACTTGCAGGCCATACAGAAAACCGACCTTAAAGAAATGGACGAGCTAGAAGCGCGCATGCTGGTCAAAGCCGCATGGGAAGGCTGCGGGCGGGGGATGCGTGCGGCCCTTAGCGAAGCTCCATTCTGAGGCCGCCATGACAGCCTATTACAACGAGTTTGACCCGAAGGCGGCCGCTTGGTTGCGCGAGCTAATCAAGACTGGCCACATCGCACCGGGAGATGTTGATGAACGTTCAATTGTCGATATTCGACCTTCCGACCTTATCGGATACACACAATGCCACTTCTTCGCCGGGATCGGCGTCTGGTCCTACGCGCTCCGGCGAGCAGGATGGCCAGATGATCGCCCAGTATGGACGGGATCCTGCCCATGCCAGCCTTTCAGCGCAGCAGGCAAAGGAGCAGGGTTTACTGACGAGCGGCACCTATGGCCGCACTTCCACTGGCTTATTGAAAACTGCCGCCCTCCAGTCGTCTTTGGCGAGCAGGTTGCGAGCAAAGACGGACTTGGCTGGCTCGACCTTGTACAAACTGACATGGAAGGAACGGGCTACGCCTGCGGGGCGGTCGATACCTGCGCTGCGGGCTTCGGCGCGCCGCATATCAGACAGCGGCTCTATTGGGTTGGAAAAAGGTTGGAACACGCCGAGGGCGTCGGACGGCTCGAACGGTGGCCCGAGCCAAGCGGGCGGCGCCTTGCCGGCGGATGCGGCGTTGACGGGCTGGCCGACACCGATGGCCGGAACGCCTGCGCAGAACGGCAACAACATGGCGGGGAACAACGATTTCTCGCGGAAGACGGAAGCCCTTTGCGGGAAGGAAGTGAAGGGGCACGGTCTGAACTTGGCGAGTTGGCCAACGCCGAGTTGCAGCAACGACCGGGAAGCGCGCCCGGTGATTATGAAAAGGGAAGACGGCACGAAGAACCAGCAGAGATTGCAGGACTTCGCGGCGATCGCGGTCCCAGCCCGACTAACGGCCACTGGCGAGATGCTGACTGGTTGTTCTGCCGGGATGGAAAGTGGCGGCCAGTTGAACCCGGCACATTCCCGTTGGCTCATGGGGCTGCCGCCAGAGTGGGACGACTGCGCGGTTACGGCAATGCAATCGTCGCGCCCGCAGCGCAAGCGTTCATCGAAGCATACCTAGAGTCCGAGCTCGCGGCTGTGCATGCGCCAACCGCCGCCAACGACAATACGTCAAAAAAGATGGCCGTTTAGGCGGTCATCCCTACATCAGTCGGCCGTCTCGCAACTGTTGTTCGCGCTCATGTTCGACGCGATCGAGTATCGCAAAAGCTTGCTGGGCAACGTCTTCCGTCAACGCAATTTGTAGTCGGCCTTTGAATGTTATCGGCCGCCGCGTGGACTTCGCCACAATGGACCACGTGCCATCACCGCTCTGAAGCATATCGTAGTCTTTACACATCTCTTTCCCTCCCGAGGTAATCATGCAGCAATCTGTATTACCGGATACCGACCCCATGCTTGACATTGCGCTGTCCTACACGGCGCGTAACTGGCCTGTATTTCCATGCCGTGCCGCCGATGAGGAATTCGTCGACGAGGACGGCCTTATAGAAATCCTCGCGACTAAAACTCCGCTGACCTCAAACGGGTTCCGTGGCGCGACGATGAATGAGCGCATTGTGCGTGAACTCTGGCGGCGAAACCCCAATGCAATGATTGGCGTGCCGACAGGAGCGCCTATCGGGGCGTGGGTTCTGGATATCGACCCGAAGCACGGCGGGCCGGATACACTTGCGGCTTTGGAAGCTGAGCACGGTGCATTGCCGGCCACGCTCACCGCTGAAACTACGAGCGGCGGCCGTCATTACTTCTTCAGGCACAAGGCTGGCGTTCGCAATCGTGGTGCTCTGGGCGCTGGCATCGATGTTCGTGGCGACGGCGGCTATGTCATCGCGGCTGGCAGCGTACCGGCAGTCGGCCAGCCTTACCGTTGGCTGGTCGATATGGAGCCAGTCGATGCGCCGGACTGGTTGCTGGAGCTCGTCCTGCCACGGTCATACGACAGCACGACCATGTACCAGGCACCGTTGGTCTCGGGCACGATCAACGACCGGTATGTCGAGCGCGCGGTACAGTCCGAGCTCGACGACCTCGCCATGGAACCGATGGGCAACCGCAACAATCGTCTGAACGACGCTGCATTCCGCCTGGGAACGTTCGTCGGTGCTGGTGCCTTGTCGGAATCCGAAGCACGGGCCTTGCTACAGGATGTAGCGCGCGGCTGGGGCAGGGACTTCCCGCGTTGCTGCAAAACGATCGACAATGGGCTGAAGGCTGGCAAGATGCATCCGCGTCAGGCGCCGGAAGCCGTCAACGACAATACCAAGCTCGTGGACATCACGCGCATGCTCGATAATGCGCGGGCGAAGGTGGAGGGGGGAGAGGCCAACCCCGAAGAACTAGTGACAACAGTTCGCATCGATCCCGAGCAGTTGCCACCCACCGAAGACGAGCCCGCCGACCAGCCCATCCTCGCAGCCACACCCTTCCAGTGGAAAGACCCGTCGACGCTGCCCCGCCGCGAGTTTGCCTTTGGTCGGCATTTCATCCGTAAGTATGTCTCGGTGACAGTCGCACCGGGCGGCCTTGGCAAAACCGCAAACAGCATCGTGGAAGCGCTCGCTATGGCGTCTGGCAAGGCTCTAAACGGAGTGAAGCCACCGCGTCGACTTAAGGTCTGGCTCTTTAACGTCGAAGATCCGCGCGACGAGCTTGAGCGGCGCATCATGGCAGCGTGCATTCACTTCAATCTCAAGCCCGAGGATATTGACGGGCACCTGTTCCTCGACAGCGGTCGCGAGCAGGAGCTTGTCGTGGCAATCGATGACAGGAAAGGCGTCAAAATCCAGGAGCCAATCGTCGAGGCGGTGGCCGAAACCATTCTCGCTAATGGCATCGACGTGATGATCGTTGATCCGTTCGTTTCGACGCACCAGGTCAATGAGAACGACAACGGCGCTATCGACAAGGTCGCGAAGCTATGGGCGCAGATCGCGGATTATACGAACTGCTCCATCGACATCGTGCACCATCTGCGCAAGGTGAGCGACCGCGAGGCCACCGTCGAAGATGCGCGCGGTGCCGTGGCTCTGATCGGTGCCGCTCGTTCCGTTCGCGTCCTGAACCGCATGTCGGAAGCGCAAGCTAACGAGGCAGGCATTCCCGGCATGGATCGGTTCGGCTACTTCTCGATCACATACGGGAAATCGAACCTAACGCCGCTCTCGCATCGCTTGGATTGGCGTCATATCGAAAGCGTGGCGCTTGGTAACGGGCGAGGGCTGACACAGCCGCAGGACCATGCACCGGTCGTCACCGAATGGCATTGGCCATCCAGCGAGGAGGTGACCGAAGGGCTATCGGACGAGCAGAAAGACGCAATCCGCGGTGCTGTAAACGGCGGCATGTACAAGCAAGCGCCGCAGGCAAAAGACTGGGTTGGGCACGCCGTGGCATATGCGCTGGGGCTGGATGTCGAGGATGAGGTGCAGAAGAAGAGGGCCGGCCTCATCACCAGGGCGCTGTTCAAGGAGGGCTTCTTGGCGAAGGTCGAGGAGCGGGATCCAGTGCAGCGGAAAACGACGTCGTTTGTGCGGGCGGTTTGATTCAACTGATGCCAGTATAACTTTGCCGCTCGCATTTGCGTGCCCTATCTCATAAGATTAGGCGGTGCCGCCTACGAATCTTCCTCGAACAAATTGGAATACACTATGGACAGTGCGGTGCCCTTCCTGCATGCGCGTGGTCAGTCGGCTGATGAAATTCGGCTGTTGGATTGGAGCCGGAACCCCATAGGGGTGCCAGCGAGTTGGCCGGCGCACTTGGTCACTGCAGTACAGATGATGTTGGCTTCGCATTTTCCCAAAGCAATCATTTGGGGGCCGGAGTTTACGACGATTTATAACGATGCTTTCCGACCAATTCTCGGGGAAAAAGAGAACTGCATGGGAGCATCGTTCCGCGATATCTGGTCGGAGGCTTGGGATGAGTTGCTGCCCATGGTTCAGAAAGCCTACGCTGGCGAGGCGACATTTATCGAAGACTTTCCGCTCGTGATCGATCGACACGGATATGATGAACAATGCTATTTCACATTCTGCTACAGCCCAATCTTTGATGAACAGGGTCGGGTCGGCGGGATGATCGACACGGTCATTGAGACCACGCAAAAAGTGGAAGCCGAAAAGCACGCCCGGATTCTGAATACCGAACTCGCTCACCGCATCAAGAATACCTTCAGCGTGGTGTCCGCTATTGCGAGCCAGACATTCAATAACAATGCCGATGAAGAGGTCATTAATACATTCATAAAGCGGCTTTCTGCGTTGGGGAACGCGCATGATGTACTGAGGCTCGGCAAAAGCTCGGAAGGTTCGTTGCGTCAGATCGTATCTGGAGTAACAACTGCGCTTGCAGTTGACGATCGCGTTCACATGGCAGGGCCAGATGTATCGGTAGGCCCGAAGGGCGCATCGACCATCTCGCTATTGGTTCACGAATTGACAACAAACGCGATTAAGTACGGTGCGCTTTCTAATCCTACGGGGCAGGTGCAACTGAACGTTGCTATATCCAAAAGGCAGGTTGAGCCGGTTTTCTCAATGAATTGGATCGAAATCGGAGGACCGCCGGTAGCCCCGCCGACAAAGTCGGGTTTTGGCTCCAAACTCCTAAGAATGGGGCTTCTTGGTTCGGGGGAAGTTAGGTCCGAATATAGACCCGAAGGCTTTAGCGCAGAGTTTACCGCACCGCTGCTGCAGCTCCAGGGAGAGGGGCGCTTGTTTGACTCAACGTGATATCGGCCGGAAATTAAATCGTGAAAGCGGGGCTTCGGCTCCGCTTTTTTTCGTGGGGTAAGATCGAAGGCGATATTCGAGCGCTCTCTTAGTCACTTGAAAGTTGAGGGCAGGACAGATCGCCTTCTTCGCATTTCAGGTGTTCGGAAAGTTGCTTGCTTCTGTCGGCTGTTAATCTTTCCCGGCACATAGCGTATACCATCGGTTGCACCGTGCCGCCCTCTGTTCCTGAGGATGAAAATTCACATTCTGCATCTCGGAATTTAATCCAAGCCCGTTGTGATATGGTCAGAAGCTTCTTAGCGTCGTTGCCAGCAAGACGCCTTTCAAGCTGTTGGTAAAGCGAATTCAGTTTCTTGTCCGCTTTTTGAAAGCCCTGACCGGCACACTTGTTCATTGTTGCCTGATCTTGCGCGTTATCGCACTCAGAGGATGCTGAAGCAGAGCCCGAGAAGAACATAGCTGTTAACGCTATGGCGATATATTTAAGCATTATGCTCTCCGTTGCTTTAATGTGATAATAATGGAAGAAATACTCGTAAATTATAAACCATGCATCTGGAATTGCTCGCGATGGTTAATTAGAAGAGGGGCGCATTACTTATTAGAGAAAGCTGATATTAGTGCCGGAAGTTACTTACAGCATGCTATCGCCGCGTTAGACGTGCCCCCCCGCCATCGATCGGTGGTTTTCACTGACTCCGCTCGACCGCGAAGCTTGGGGCGTCGTCGCCTTTGCCTTCCTGCAGGAAGTCGATTAGTTCACCCATTAATGCTTCGGCTACAGGTTTGATCATTGCCAATTCGATGGTACCTGTATCTGTTTTGAGAGTGAGAATTCCGACCAGAGGATCATGGTTAAGCACGGTATAGCCCGCACCTAGAATTTTGTTGAAGCCGGTACGACCGATTTTAGCCATTGTTTCCTCCATCAGGTTCGGATCAGCTAACCTCTATCACTAAAAATTGGAGAGAACGATACGCGGTTCGGCTCGACGGTCAGGGGCGCTTCGCCAGGCGCTCGGAGATTCTGGCGCGATTGATAGCTACGGCATCTTCGGTCGGCTCCCAATCATTGCACCATACATCGGGGAAGCCGTCTAGCAGTTGATCGATGTTGGTGAACTGCGGGGAATATCCACGCGCGAGCATTTCGTCGATAATCGCTGCCTGTCTTTTGGCGAGGTAGCCAAGCCGGGGATAGAAAAAGCGAACGTGCCCCTTACCCAAGGTATAAACGGATGGGATGCGGGCATCCGTGGGTGCCTCTCCTCGCTCTATCGCTGAGCGCACCAAAGCGAAAACACGCGGTAATTCCCTATACTCGGCTACAAGATGGGGGCCGGTTAATTCTGACGGGTCTACGCAATTAATACGAGTCACAGTGCCACTTAACGCTCTGCTATTTTGAAAGCGGGGGGATATAGCCGGGAATCTCAGATTCAGGCAAGTACCGCTGCTGCCAAATATACCTTCCCCAGCCATTCAATACAACCCGATGTCATAATCAAAATACAACTTCTGATACTGCGCACTTCTTTGTGCGCACTTCTCGAAAAGACCAAAAAGAAGTTCGCAAATGCACGCTGCTTTTGGTGCGTAAGTGTTCTTATATAGAAACTTACGCACAAAGCGCGCGGCGCGCAGTTCTCGAGTTTTGAGAAGTGCGCACTTTTCCTGATTTTTGCCAATTCCAGAATACAACCTGATTTGAGGTTGGCGGACTTATTCGAATAATGGGCTATGTTCAGGGAGACCTTGCGGGGAACGTGCCAAGATTATCCTCAGGGCTCTTATCGCAGGGATAAACGACCGGTCCGAGTCAAATGCATGCCAATCAATCTGAATACGGGAAACTAATTTGTCTTGATGAAGTTTGTCTCTGACACTCTCAACCGTTCTGACAAGGTTCACCAGATCTCCTTCATTGTCCGAGTCATACGTCGCCGCTAGCGACGATCGCCAATCATTTCTCCCAAATTTGCCGGGATTAGTGCCGTCGTTTTCATTTTGGTCAAACCAGATAACAGATCCTAGCCCTTCAAGGATTGAGTATGTTCCGACGCAGAATTCAAAATTCATGATCTGTGCGTAAGATTCAAACAGACGCGAGTTGGAGCCAGGCTCTCGTTCTAGATGCGCGCGTAACAAGCTCGCCTTTAGTTCAAGCCCGACAATAATATGTTTAAGGTTGGATGCTAAGTTATCCCTGATGTCTTCATTTATCGTTGCCGGGATCTGCCTAAGCACCCAATGAAGCCATGGGTTTGTTGAGTTGTGTAAAACAAAACCATGCGGATCTTGGTCTGTAACGTAGAACCCCATTGAAAGCCCTTGTGCGTTTGATGATCTATTCTTTCTGTGCGCCTTGCCCTGCGGCAGGGTAACGTCTCGATTTTTGTCTGTCCATTAACACGACATTTATTGAGGCACTCCACACTCCTCTCGCCGCTACCAACGGCATACCGCAATAAACACGAGGAGCTCACATGGCACGCAACCGCACGCGCGCGCCTTCATCTACGACCACGACCGCCACCAAAACACAAACCGCCCGCATCAACGGCGCTCGCGTCAAGATCACCACAAAGGCCGGGAAGGTGACGACCAAGCCAGCCCCGCCGCTCGAATGGGAATTACAGGCGGCACAAGTAGCCAGCCTGCGCCGACTGCCACAGTACCAACGCCAGTTCCTGCTGGCGGGTGACATGAACGCCAGCAAGCGCGGGCCAAGAGCCCAGGCTCAGGCAATCGCAACAGGAATGACCAGCGGCGAACCGGACCTTCGCATCTATGGCGAATACGGGCGTCTGCTGATGATCGAGAACAAGGTCGGGCAGGGGAGACTGTCGCCGGCCCAGAAAGACCGCCACGCGGCCCTACAGCGGCTCGGCTACACGGTTCTGATCATTCGGGCCACCACAACGACAGAAGCCGCTGAGCAGGCCGTTACGGCGGTTCTGAGGTGGCTTGCACAAGAGAAGGGGAAAGCAGCATGAAGCAGAAACTGAAAGACAAATATTTCGCCGCGAATGACAACTGCCCGATCGATGAAGACCAGCATTCATCATCTCCATATGCACGAGACTTGGAACTAAGAGGCTGGCAGACGGCGGCAATTAAGCGCCGGGAAGAATTCGAGTTCTATGCGGTCGACGGCGTGTACCTGTCGGATCTTCTGAATGAGGAGGCAGCTTGATGGGAAATGTGATCTATCTGGACCGAGCAGCACGGGCCAAGCAGGAAACCAAGGCAATGGCCACGCAATTGCGACGCATCAAACAGCGCCAGTCTATCGGAGATCCTGCCGTTCCTGCGAATGATAACGAGGATTTCCCACTGCTGGCGGTTTTGCGCCGAGACAAGCTACACTGCTTTATCGAGCTAGTTATGCGATACCGGCGCCTTGTAGCCATAGCCGAGGCCGAGCCGCTTAAGGGCCAAGACTACGGATACGATGCAGGCCTGCACGCTGCTCAAGAAAGCAAACGCCTAAAGGGCGTCGAAGATGTAGAGGCCGCTGCCGCACGAAACTGGGAAGGCGGCGTGAAAGGTGGAGAAATCGAATATTCCGGCAAGCTGCGCAAAAGCAAAGGAGCTTATGCCCTTCCTGCAATGCGCAAGGTGAATGTCAAAGTCGATGCTTACTTCGAGAACGACGATGGCACGATGCCAATTCCAAAGACCGGTAAAACTCCGAGCCTCAGTTTGAAATTCACGGACGATCTGCTGCTCGAGAAAATTGATACAAGACCGATACTTGCCTATCTGCGGTCAAGGCTTGGGCCGCTCATCGAGCCGTTCGAGGATGCGGTGCTGGGCGGGCAGACGCTGGCCGAAATAGGCGAGAAAGACGGCTTCAGGCACAAGCAGGCAACTGCAGCGGGAAGGTCTCTTGTTTTCCGCGGGCTAGCTGCGGTTCAGGGCGCTATGGACGATCTGGAGCTTCATCCACTGGCGTATCGAAATATCTGGAATATCGCACAACCTGCGTAGTGCACCCCGATCCCCTTCAGCTCCCCAATGAGGGGAAGACTACATCAAGGCCGCCATGCGCGGCCTTTTCATTTCAGTGCGGTTACAAGAGCCGCCCCTGTCGGTATTGCCGGTGGGGTAACTATTCCAGCGCCGTTTCTCCTCCGGCTGCTGGTTCGGCGGGTTGAGCCTATTGCGGTAGGCTCCCCGCCGGCACGATTGGCTTGATTGATTGTTGGGTCCTCCTAATTGATAGTTGGAGGAGCCAGACATGACGTATTCCGCAACGAACAGTCCGTTTCGTACCGGTGTCCGAGGACTATGCCCGAGGTGCCAACAAGGACACCTGTTCAAGGGCTATCTAACACTAGCCAAGCAGTGCGAGGTTTGCGGTCTGGACTATTCGTTCGCCGATCCCGCTGACGGCCCCGCATTCTTTTCGATGTCGATCGCCGCGGTGCCTGCGCTGCTATTCGGTATCTGGTTGCAATCAGTTTTTGATCCACCGATCTGGGTTCATGCAATCACGACCCTGCCGATCATCGTGATTGCATGTGTTCTGTTGTTGAGACCAATTAAGGGTTGGTTGGTCTGCTCCCAGTATTTCCATAAAGCTGAGGAAGGAAGGATTGATACCGACTGGCGGCAAGGTCCGCGATAGTCTGTTTCAACCGGCTGGCTCAACGGAATCTACCGGTAACGACTGCCGCGGCCCTTCATGAGCATGCATGCAACCAAGGCCACCAGACCGACGGATGCCCACGCCGATGCGGTTCCGGGATTTTCTCGTGCGTATTGCACAGCACGCTGGCCATGTTCACGTGCCCCTTCGGCGAGCACATTCACAGCGTCTTTCGTGGACGCAAGGGCGTCGTCGGTTGCGCCGGATAGATTCCCGAGATGATCTGACAATCGGGACGATAGGCTGCTGATTTCCTTGCGCAGTGCATCGATCTGTTCGGAAAGCATGCCTTCGGTGGTCTGTGCCATTTCATTCTCCTTTTCGATTACGAGGAGAGAACGGGCATCATCGATTAATTGTTCCATTCGATTTCAGCGGCGAGAGCGCCGGTGTGCTCGCTAGAGGCTCTGCGTTTGATGATGCAGTATCAATTGCCAAAAGTCAGATGAACCAACATACGCAGAGCTACAATTCGCGTGATATAAAGGTTCGCCTGCGCGTCGCGCCTCAGCTACGTATGTAATAGCAATGCAATGACTATCTTCGGCCAGCGTCATGTCGTGCATGAGAACATTTTCCCACCTCGGCACATCTTTCAAACTCTCCAGAATGGATTTGCGACTGAGGGTGCCTACGGATGGTAGGACCATCAATGCTTGCTGGTGTAAGTGCTGCACATAAAAAGACACGCCTTCCAGCCAAAATCCTCTTTCCAAATCCCAAATTGTTTGAGCGTGCATGACTGGCTCCTTTCGGGAACGAACAGCGCGGCACCAGAAAAGTTGCCTAAGCGAGGTAAAAAATCATGTTTGATCGTCTCTTTCGGATCGCTACCGATGTTGTGACTGCGCCGATCGCTATCGCGGCGGATGTCGTCACTCTTGGTGGGTTGGTCAATGACCGCGATGAACCATACGCCCTGACCAAGGCTCGGCGCATTGGAAGCAATGCAGCTAAAGTCGTTGACACGCTCGCGTCCTGACCGTCGCAGCGCCGAAGCATCTGCTTACCGCAAGCTCTACAAGACCGCACGCTGGCAACGCTTGCGTGAGCAGCAACTGGCCGCACATCCATTGTGCTCCTACTGCCTGCAGCAAGAGGATGTCACGCCTGCGACGGTGTGTGACCACGTGCGACCACATAAGGGTGACGAGGCGATGTTCTTCGATCCCGACAATCTCCAAAGTCTCTGCGCACCATGCCATGACCGCATCAAACAGCGCGAAGAGCTCGGCCAAGACGTCGTTCGTTTCGGACCGGACGGGTGGCCGATAGCATAACCATGCAATTCTCGACCTCTTGCATGGTTCAGGCGGGTGAGCTTCGGCTCCCCGCCTCTTTCATATGAGGTCGGCAAGGAGTCGAGACCTTGGATCTATTTGGAAATTGCATCTCCGCCCCATTAGCGGACAACGATAACCGCCCTGATTATTCGAGGCTTGGTAGGTATGCAGAGTTTCTGGTTTGCGCTGATATCACCAAGAATGGATACCACGCTATTCATTCAGATACGTCTGGGTTCGACGTCCTTATGGTAGCAGGCCACAAGACGTATCGAATTCAGGTTAAATCATCATCTATCATTAGGCGCCAACGCGCTGAATGGAGATGCAGGATATCCGTGGACCGACGCGGCGGTAACGCTAGCCGGAAGCGTGAGGTTGATCGGCGTGATGCCGATATACTGGCTCTCTTCCATAATGACTTGGAAACTATCGTTTATCTGCCGGTTTTGCCTGGGTGCGGGCATGTGAAGCTGCCTGTCAGGTATTTGAAGGAAGCAAAAACGATAGAAACCCTTCAGAGCGCCATATCAGTTATGGACGGAACGACAGTTCACTATATCCCCGAAGGTATCCCGGCATAGACGGGGGGATCAAAAAGCGCCCAAGTCCGCAGTCACAGGACCAGCGGGGACCGACAGCGCACGCATCTGCAATTCAAAACATGACCCCATAAGGATTTCATTCCATGGCAAAGCCGAGAAATCCCCTCGGCAAAGCAAAGGTCGAGGGTCGCGACAAAATCAATGCCGGTCGGTACAAAAACCGCGCCGAACCGGCCGCAAACGGCCCTCTTGGGGCTCCTCCCGTTTGGTTGAAGGACAGCGCTGAGATCAAAGCGAAGTCAGCCTGGAAGCTTTTCGCCAAAGAACTGCCGTGGCTGAATGAATCGCATCGTACACTGGTCGGTATGGCCTCGACTATTCAGGGCCGCATCATGGCTGGGCAGGAAGTTGGTGTGCAGGCAATGAACCTGCTTCGCCAGATGCTTGGCCAGATGGGTGCAACGCCTGCTGACGCGTCCAAGGTCGCGACGCCAGACGAGGGCGAGGAAAAGGATGATCTGCTTGACTGATATGCCTGCGCTTGAGCGTGTGAGCGCTTATGCGCAAGCTGTCATTGATGGCAGAGAAGTTGCCGGCCCTCACGTTCGTAATGCCTGCCGCCGCCATTTCGACGATCTCAAACACGGCCACGAGCGCGGGCTTTACTGGGACGACGATGCAGCCGACCGCGTGTTTCGGTTCTTTGAAGGGCGACTCAAGCTTTCCGAAGGCCAGTTTGAAGGCAAGCCGTTCAAGCTGCATGCCTCGCAGGCTTTCAAGCTTGGGTCGCTCTTCGGCTGGAAACGGGCCGACGGTTCGCGCCGCTTTCGTCGCGCCTACATCGAAGAGGGCAAAGGCAACGGTAAGTCGCCGTTTGCGGGCGGTGTCGGTTTGTACGGTCTGATTGCCGACAGGGAAGCCGGCGCCCAGATTTATGCTGCGGCCGCCAAGAAAGAACAGGCTGGGATTCTGTTTCAGGACGCCGTGAAAATGGTTCGCGCGGCTCCGGCGCTGGTCGAACGACTGAAGTTCAGCGGCGGTATCGGGCGCGAGTTCAATATCGCGCATCACAAGTCGCAATCGTTTTTTCGCCCGATCTCGAAGGATTCCGGCAAGTCTGGCTCTGGTCCGCGACCGCATTTTGCGCTCTGCGACGAGGTGCACGAGCATCCCGACCGCTCGACGATGGAAATGCTTGAGCGCGGCTTTAAGTTTCGTCGTCAGCCGCTGCTGCTGATGATTACGAACTCGGGCAGCGACAGAAACAGCATTTGCTGGGAAGAGCACGAGCATGCCGTCAAGGTAGCTGCTGGTACGCAAACGCCAGATGACGATTTTTCCTATGTCGGCGAGGTGATCGACGACACGACATTTTCCTATGTCTGCGCGCTGGACAAGGGCGACGATCCGCTCAAGGACGAAACCTGCTGGAAGAAGGCTAACCCGCTTCTGGGCGTTATCTTGACGCAGGAATATCTGGCCGGCGTTGTTGCTCAGGCAAAGCAGATGCCGGGCAAGCTGAACGGCATTCTTCGGCTGCACTTCTGCTGCTGGACCGATGCCGACAAGGCATGGATGCCGCGCGAGACCGTCGAAAGCGTAATGGACGATTTCGATCCTGAAGTTGAACACGCTGATAAACCCGTTTTCATGGGAGTCGACCTGTCCGGTAGCAAGGATATGACGGTTCTTGCATGCGTCGTGCCTACTGGCTTTAAGGAAATGGAGCGGGAAGACGGATCTACCGTCAATCTGCCGACGTTTGATGCGTGGGTTGAGGCTTGGACGCCAGCCGATACGCTGGAAGCGCGAGAACAGGCTGACAAGGCGCCATATGCGCTCTGGGTAAAGCAGGGCTGGTTGAATGCCCCGCCCGGCAAGCGAATTCGATATGACTTCGTAGCCTCTCGGGTGCAGCAACTCGATCACGCCTTCGATATCAAGGCCATCGCCTACGACCGATATGCCTACGACAAGTTCCGCGAGGAAGTCGAAGCGCTTGGATTGGACATTGAACATGTCGCGCACCCGCAGGGCGGCAAGGTTCGGGCACGTCCTGAGCCTGCAAAGGTAGAAGCGGCGAAAGCCGCTGGCTTGCCACCGCCACAAGGCTTGTGGATGCCGGGCTCGGTTCTGGCGCTCGAAGATATGATTATCGACGGTCGCATTCGCATGCGGCGCAATCCGGTACTTATGACCGCCCTGATGGGCGCCACCTTCGATCATGACCCGCAAGACAATCGGTGGTTCGTCAAGACTAAGGCGTCAGTGCGCATCGACGCTGCTGTCGCTTTGGCAATGGCGGTTGGCGTGGCGATGGACGGAACGGTTATGCCGAAAGAGTCCGTCTACAAGAAACGCGGCATCCGAATGGCCGGTTAATCGGAACAAGGAAAGATATGGGTATTTTAGACCTGTTCCGGTCCAAACCGGAGGCAGCGCCTTCGGTCGCGCCGAAACGAGCGCCGCGTGCTGACTGGCAGTATTTCGATGGCCTGGATGATCCAAGGCTCGCTGCCTTCTTGGGCGGCGGGGCCGAAACCGCGAGCGGTATGGCTGTCACTCCAAAGGCCGCGCTGTTCAACACCACGGTATTTCGATGTGTCGATCTGATCTCCGGCAGCATCGGAATGCTGCCCTTCTACCTGATGCGAAAGGATGGGCAGGGGAGACTTCACCCAGCTGATGATCATTCTCTGTTTGATGTTCTTCTTACGCAGCCGAATAACTGGCAAACGGCATATGAATTCCGCCGACAGTTGCAGTCGCATGCGCTGACTTACGGCAATGCTTTCGCTCGTATTGTTCGAAGCGGCAAGCGCGTGGTGGCATTGCAACCGCTGCATCCGACCAATGTCACGGTGGAGCAGAAGGACGACCTGACTGTCATCTACAAGGTCGTCTTGAAGGGCGGTCGATATGTCGAGCTACCCCAGTCGGAGGTCTTTCATCTCCGCGACATGACAGATGACGGTGTTATCGGCCTTTCCCGCGTCCAGCAGGCAAAAGAGGCTATCGGCCTCGCCATGCAGACTGAAAAAGCTGCGGCTCGCCTGTTCAAGAACGGGACGATGGTCGGCGGCGCGCTCACGCACCCGGGCAAACTCGGTGATGACGAGTTTGAAAACCTCGACACCAGCCTCAAGGAAAAGTTCTCCGGTGCGGAAAACGCGCACAAGTGGCTGATCCTTGAAGAAGGCATGAAGGCCGAGCCGTTCTCGCAGACGGCTAGAGACAGCCAGCAGATCGAGACAAGAAATCATCAGATCGAGGAAGTCGCGCGCGCTTTTGGTGTGCCTAGGCCTCTATTGATGATGGATGACACGTCTTGGGGCAGCGGTATTGAAACCCTTGGCCAGTTTTTCGTTCGTTATGGCTTGGCGCCGTGGTTCATCGCTTGGGAGCAGGCGGTTTCTCGGTGCCTGCTGACGCGCGAAGAGCGTCGATCATATCAGGCTGACTTCGACGAGCGCGAATTGCTGCGCGGTTCGATTAAAGATCAAGCCGAATTCCTCGCTAAGGCCTTGGGTTCGGGCGGCTCCAGACCGTGGATGTCCCAAAATGAAGCCCGCGATTATGTGGGGTTGAGCCAGAGCGACGATCCGGACGCGGACAGCCTCAAAAATCCAATGACGCAGCCAGAAACTGGCCGCTCTCCTTCAGGAACACGCAATGAGCCTTAACAGAACGCCGGTTGCTGCCGTTGCGCGACCGAAGTCGTATCAGTGGGATGTGCCTCTCTCCGCCTTGGAGCGGTGGGAGAGCGCGCCACAAGCGGCAGAAGCAGACAACCCGAACACAATTTCAATCTTTGACGTGATCGGAGAGGATTATTGGAGCGGAGGCGGGTTCACGGCCAAGCGAGCCGCCGCAGCACTTCGTTCTATCGGGAAAAACCCGGTTACCGTGAACGTGAATTCGCCAGGCGGCGACATGTTCGAAGGGCTGGCGATATACAATCTCCTCGCAAGCCATCCCGGCGAAGTCACTGTCAACGTGATGGGTTATGCGGCGTCTGCGGCATCAATCATCGCGATGGCTGGCGACAGGGTGATCATGTCGACCGGCTCAATGATGATGATCCATCGAGCGTGGGGGCTAACCGTCGGCAATACGCACGATTTCACCGATGCCGCGACGCTGTTTCAGTCCTTCGATAGCTCTATGGCGGATATTTACGCTGCCCGAACCGGACTGGCGCAGGACGTCGTGCTTTCTCTGTTGGATGGCCCGTCAAAGGCGTCGGACGGCACTTGGCTGTCGGCTGATGAGGCCATCGAAAAGGGCTTTGCGGACGAGAAGGGCACCGGAACTGGCAAGCCCGACGCAAAGGCTGAACTTCCAGCACATATCGCAGCAATGCGCCGGATTGACCGGGCATTGGCTGCCGCGGGTGAGACGCGCCGTTCGCGTACTCAACTTCTCCATGAAATTCGAGGCGAGCGCGATGCCGTCGAGAACGCCACGCGCGAAGCTGGCGAGGACAAGACAAACGAAGCCGCCATTCGTGCGGCTCTTTCCAGCAATCTATCAATTCTTAGGAGGTAGTCCGAATGGACGCTACCGAAATTAAAGCTCTTATCGAAGAGCAGGGCCGCGCATTTGAAACGTTCAAGGCAGAACACAGCGCAGCGCTCAATGACGTAAAGAAGGGAACGGAAGATGTGGTTCGCACAGAAAAGGTAGAGCGCATCAACGCCACTGTAAGCGACCTTCAGGCTGCCCTCGATGAGCAGGCCCAGAAGCTGGCCGCGCTCCAGACCGCCGGTGCTTCACATCCGGCACGGGATATCAAGAATGCCGAATATACCAAGGCGTTCGACCGCTTCTTCCGCAAGGGCGATGAGGCAAGCATTGACGCCTTCATCCAGGCCAACCCACAGGCCGCGATGAGCGTCGCCGTTCCAGAAGATGGCGGCTATACGGCTCCGACCGAATGGGACCGCACCATTACCGACAAGCTGAAGATCGTTTCTCCGATGCGTGGCATCGCGTCGGTCATTCAGATTTCCGGTAACGGCTTCTCCAAGCTCTACAACGACCGCGCAACCGCGTCGGGCTGGGTAGGCGAATCCGCTGAACGTCCTGAAACCCCGGCTGCAAAGTTCGCCGAGGTGAAGTTCAATACCGGCGAAATCTACGCGAATCCTGCGGCAACGCAGCGCTTGCTGGATGATTCCGAAATCAACCTCGAAAACTGGCTTGCCGGTGAAGTCGAGACCGAGTTCGCCTATCAGGAAGGCATTGCGTTCGTTTCCGGCAACGGCACCGACAAGCCCAAGGGCTTGCTGACCTACACGACTGCGGCCTCGCACCCGTGGGGCGCAATTCCGACCGTGAATAGCGGTGACGCAGCTGGTCTTACGACCGACGGCCTCATTGATCTGGTTTACGACCTGCCAAGTGAGCGCACTCCGAATGCGCGGTTTACTATGAACCGCAAGACGCAGGGCGCCATCCGTAAATTGAAGGACGGTCAGGACAATTACATCTGGCAGCCGGGCCTGGTGCTAGGCCAGCCAGCAACGGTCCTTGGCTTCCCAGTCACGGAACTTGCTGCAATGCCGGACATTGCCGCTGACGCCATCCCGGTTGTCTTTGGTGATTTCCAGCGCGGTTATTTGGTGGTTGACCGCACGGGTATTCGCATCCTTCGCGATCCGTACACCAACAAGCCTTTCGTGCAGTTCTATACCACGAAGCGAGTTGGCGGCGGCGTGACCGATCCGACGGCCCTGCGTTACCACAAGATCACAGCTGCTTAACAATAAAAGGGCGCCTTCGGGCGCCCTTCTTAAAGGAGGCGCTGATGGAAGTGCGTGTTTCGAAGGCATTCAAGGCGGTGCCTGAAGGCGAGGTTTACCCGCGCCAGTTTGAGGTTGGCGAGATCGTGACTGGTCGCATGGCCGGGGTGGCGCGAACGCTGGGCTGCGTCGCAGATGATCCCGTCAAGAAGAAGGGTTCCGACCGTGGCGGTGGATCTTGATCGGCTAAAGCGGCATCTTCGAATTGAATTCGATGATGAGGATGCTGAGCTTGAAGGATATTTAGCCGCCGCTCAAGGGTCTGCGTTGCGCTATATGAACCGCGACTCCGTGCCCGCAAGCGCTGAATCCGAGGTGGATGCGGCCGTCCTGCTTATTGCGGGAGACCTCTACGAGAACCGCGAGCGACAGTCGACTTCGGAGCTGTTCGAAAACAGGTCGGCGCGCTGGCTGCTTGATCCGTATAGGCTGTTGAGGGTGTAGTGCCGTTCATCCCAAGTTCATGCATAATCCTTCAGGATGCGTCTTGAAAGGAGTATGCAGAATGAAGCTTGTTAAGGAACTTATTGCTGGGGTTCTGGGCGTCGGGCTGCTTATTGGGGCAGGTGCTGCGCAAGCAGCACCAACAATCAACGTTGCAAAGCCGGACATAAGCTCCAATGTTGAGCAGGTCCGGGATCATCGTGGGCATCATTCGCGGAAACATTGGAAGAAGCGGCATTACTACAAGCGCCATCATTGGCGCTCGCACCACCGACATTACCGTGGACCACGGTGGCATTCACACCGCTATTACCGACATGACGGCTGGCGTAATCACCATCGGCACCACTACCGCAGTGGGTATTACATCAGAAGAGGGTATTGATATTAGGGCGCTTCGGCGCCCTTTTTCTTACGGAGTGATCAATGCCTTGGCTCCGATTTATCGCGACATATGATTTCATTCCCAAGCCTGCGGTAACGATCCGCTACCCGGCGGGCTACGTCGGCTTGGTAACAACGCCTTGCGCTAACCGCGCCATTGCCGCTGGCAAGGCCGAGCGACTTCCAACCCCTACGAAAGACGAGGCCGAAGCATGGCGAAGCGCGCAGGTGCCGGCAGCCTGAACTGCCGTTTGACGTTTCAGCGTCGCGAACAAATAAGCGATGAGTGGGGCGGTACTCGCGGTGAGTGGGTTGACCGGTTCACCGTACCGGGAAGGCTGGAACCACGATACGGCAGCAACGCTGAAAGCGTCATGGCTGCGCGAATGCAGTCCATGCAGCCGTACAATCTGACCATCCGCGGCAGCAGCGCGGCAAGGCAAATAACGGCATCGTGGCGGGCCTATGACGCTCGGGTGGGTAAGACTGGGGGCAAGCCAAACCGCGTGTTTGGGATCAAGACGGTTGTAAATCCCGGCGAGCGCAATGCCTATTTGGAAATGCTTGTCGTTGAAGGCGAGGAAACGTGATGGCGGTTAAGATAAAAGGTCTGGACCGCCTGCAGATAAAGCTCAAGAAATTCCCGGAAGTTGCTGAAACACTTGTCAAAGCAGCTATGGAGCAAGGCGCGCAGGACATCGTCAACATGATGCAAAACTTGGTTCCCGTCGATGACGGTGAATTGATGGAAAGCATTGGGTGGACGTGGGGCCAAGCGCCCAAGTACAGCCAGCGCATTGGCAGTGTTAAGTCGAATGACGGCAAGCTGACAATCACGATCTACTCCGGCAATTCCAAGGTGCGTTACGCACATCTGGTCGAATTCGGCAGTGCGCCACACGTGAACGGCGGTATATTCCCCGGAACATTCAACCCTGGGTCAAAGGCGCAACCCTTCTTTTACGTCTCATGGCGAGCTAAGCGGCGAAGTGCACGGGCCCGAGTGTCGCGCGCAATCACCAAGGCAGCCAAACAGATCGCGGCGGACCGCTAATGGACCCGGTTTTAGAACTTCAGGGCGCAATTATTCAGCGATTGCGCAGCTTTCCCGCGCTTGTCTCGCTGATTGGTCAGCGCAGCTACGATAACCCGCCGACGAATGACCAAGGGCAAGTCTCACCCTCGATCTTTCCGTATGTCAGCATCGGCGCGTCGAGCGCTCAACAGGCAAACGCCGACTGCATTTTCGCTGACGATATCATTTTCCAACTGGATGTCTGGTCGATTGAGCCAGCCAAAAAGCAGATGCGCGACATCGCAAACGCGGTGCGTCTTGCAACACGAGGGTGGGAGCCTGCTTTGGCATCTAATGCCCTCGTGACATTCGACTACTGGCGAACTGACTACATACAGGACGGCGCGATCAATCATGCGTCGATCCGTTACACGGCGATCATCGAGCAGCCCTAGGGCCTCCACGCCGCCCACCCCAAAAATCTATCTATAGGCCGCCCTCTGGGTGGTCATTTTTGTATGGAGGCCGCAATGGCTCAAGCTACGACAATAAAAGGCGGCAAGGTCCGCGTGAAGATCGGCAAAGTTGGCGTAGGAGGTGAAATTACCTATGCCGCACCGTGTGGTTTTACTCAAAGGTCAATTAGCCTCACCAAAAACCTGAATGAAGTACCGATCCCGGATTGTGAAGACCCCGATAAGGTCGACTGGGTTGGGCGCGATGCGGTCTCGCTGTCTATGGGGGTAAACGGCGAAGGCGTATTGGCTGCGGAGTCAGTCGAGGATTGGCTTGATGCTGCGGAATCGATTGATAGCGTCCCCGTCCAGATTGATCTCGAGTTTCCCGCTAAGACCTACACGTATACCGGCAAAATGCACGTCGAAAGTCTCGAAATTGGCGGCAACAACGGCGAGCGAGCGACAAACAACGTTTCTATGCAGTCGGACGGCGAGATGGTCCGCACCTCTGCTCCGACGGCCCCGTAATGAGCAGGGACGCGAAAGTTGAACTCGACTGGGCGGATGGTACTTATACCTTCCGCCTCGGTTGGGGTGAATTGGAAGCCTTGCAGGAGGCTTGCGACGCTGGCCCTTGGGTCATTCTGGAGCGGTTATTCACCAAACAGTGCCGCGTCGGCGATATTGCTCATGTTATCCGGCAGGGTCTGATTGGTGGAGGCTTGGAACCGACGGCGGCCACGAAACTCGTGCGAACCTACATCGAAAAGCGCCCGCCTGCCGAGAATATCGTTTTCGCAACAATCATCCTGCAGGCTGGTATTCAAGGCATTCCGGAGGAGCCTGTGGGGGAGCAAGCGGCGGCAAATCAGACGGAGAGCAACTTGACAGTCTCGCCAACGGAAAAGTCAGATTTGCCGCGGTCTACGGCAACGGCGCGGCGCTCGGCTTCACGCCGCAAGAAGTAAGGCAAATGTCCATGTGGCAGTTCATGGCTGCTGTTGACGGTTACGTCAAAGCTAACTCGACCGACGATACCGGCTTGAGCCAGGCGGAAAAAGACGAGCTTTGGGAGTGGGTGAGCGAGGGGTAGGGTTGCTTTCTAGTAGCAACCCAACTGTGTCGCTTCAGCCTGCGCCTGAGCGCGTTCAGCTTCCAGTATTCCAGCATAGTTGGCCCGGCTAAGCAGTTGTTGGCATCTTAGTTCTTTGTTCGCCGTGTCCGATGCCTGATTGCTGGCACAACCGCCTGTAGTCACCATGATGGTGCAAATAGTGATGATGGCTTTCATGTGTGTCCCCTCCTCGGACGATTTTCTAAGTTAATGGGTTAAAACCCGCACGCGCAATGATGTTTTCTTCCGCTCGGATCGCGTCAGCTTTCTGATAGATTCGGGTTCTAAGATCATCGAACAATCTACTGTCTTGCTCATATATGACGATGTCATTGAGCGTTCCCATGCCGCCATAGCAGTGCAGGATCCGTATCACGCCGTGAAAGTCAGAAAGCCTGATTTCTGATGCGCCTTTTTCGAGCACACTTGCCCATCCATGCACATTATGGGCACGCAATATTGCTACGATCTCATCTACATCGGAGCAAAGAGACTCTAAGTCCGGGTGCATCGTAAATTCTTTCGCTAAAACGTCGGTTCCTTCACGCGAGATCCAGATTTGGTGCCATCGGCTCCCGTGGCAAATCCCTCGAAATCACGACCGATAATAATGAGCGGCAGTGACGCCAGTGATGCGATTCCGCCCGCAATCAGCAATATGTACGGCATCAGCATACTTTGACTGTAATAACCGCCAAATTGCACGTTTTTCGCGACCGTCGCTAGCAAATCCCAGTAGCCATACGCGGACACCAGAGGGCCGGCGAATAGGAATGCGATTCCTAACCAGCCCAATCCATTAAATCTCTGTTCTATTTTCATAGGTGCCCCACCATGGCCACTAACCTTGAATCTCTTGTCGTTCAATTTTCTGCCGATTTCAAGCGATTGGAGAACGCTATCAATCGTCAGCGCGGGCAGTTCACGCGGCAGATGCGCCAGATGGAGAAGTCCGCAGATGTCAGCGTACAGCGTATCAACGCGGCGCTTGGCAATATCGGCAAGGGTACGATGCGGGACCTCGCAGCGCCTTTGACCGGCATTTCTGCCGCTTTGGGGACGCGCGAGTTGATGCAGTATGCGGATGCTTGGACGCAGGCTGGGAACCTCATTCGTTCGTCAGCGACGGCTGCTGGTGTTGGCGCACGTTCGCTGAATGAGTTGAAAGACGGCGCGAACGAAGCTCGGACCAGTCTTGAAGCCTATACTGACCTATATGCTCGGCTGATCAGATCGGCTTCCGCCGTAGCCAAGTCGGAAGACGAGATTGCTTTGGCAACGTCGCTTGTCTCAAAAGCCTTTAAGGCTGGCGGTGCGTCCGCACAGGAACAAGCTGCTGGCATTCTCCAGCTCGGACAAGCTTTGGGTTCTGGCGTGTTGCAGGGCGACGAACTCCGGTCGTTACGTGAAAACGCTCCGGTCATTGCGAAGGCAATCGCTGACGAGTTCAAGACCACGATTGCAGGCTTGAAGCAGCTTGGCGCCGATGGGAAACTGACGTCCGATCGCGTGTTCAAGGCTATCCTGAATGCACAAAAGGGCATTGAGGCCCAGTTCAAGGCAACGAACGCGACCATTGCCGACGCCTTCACGCAGATTAATAACGAGTTTACCGCTTATATCGGCAATGCCGATAAGTCAGCTGGCGCGAGTAGGCAGCTGGTTCAGGCGCTGCAGTATGTTGCTGACAACTTCAAAGAAATAGCCGACGTCGTCGCAGCCTTTGCGACAGTGCTGATTACCGCGTTCACTGGGCGGGCAATCGCTGGGGTGGTGGTCGGTCTAGGCCAGGCTGTTGTTGCGTTGGGCTCGTTCCTGACCGCTCTCCGCACAGGTACAAGCGTAGTTGCCGCCTTCAGTGCGTCGCTTGGGCCAATCGGCCTCTTGGCCGGGGCTGCGGCAGGTGCCGTCTATTTGCTTTATAACAATATGTCGTCGGGGGACCGGGCGGCGAAGTCGTTTGAATCTGCTATTGATGCCAACAAGTCGGCGCTGGAAGGTGCTGCTTCTGCGTCACGTCAATACCAGACTGAATTGGTCAAGCAGATCAGCTTGCAGCTTGAGGCGGCTCGGGCGGCTGAAGCGCAAGCCAATGCGGACTTCTACACAGCATTGGGCAGAGCAAACTCTTTCAAAGAGATGACGGGGTTTGAGTTCCAGCCACTTGAGTACGCAGCAAACCAAGCGCAAGCCCAAGCTGGTATTTTGAGCCGCGCCGTAGGTGATTTGGAAGCTCAAAAAAAGCGTGCCGAAAAGATCCTCGCCTCAACCCCATCGGGCTACGGCAGCGGTATCGCCACGACACCCGACGATAAGAAGAAGGGTCGATCGAAGAAAACTCCCGCCGAGCGTTTCGACAGCGACATTCAACGTATCGCCGACCGCACAGCCGCCCTTGTCGCAGAGACCGAAGCACAGCGCCAGATCAACCCGCTGATCAACGACTATGGCTATGCCATGGAGAAGGCGCGTACTGAGCAGGAACTGCTCAATGCGGCGCAAAAGGCCGGTGTTGCACTCACTCCGGAACTGCGAGCACAAATTGCCGCCACAGCAGATCAGTGGGCCCTTGCCAGCGCAGAGGCTAACAAGCTTGCCGAGGCGCAAAACCGCATTCGGGAAACCGCTGAAGATATGGCGGCATTCCAAAAGGATCTGGTCGGCGGGATTGCTAACGATTTTATCAACGGCGCCAGCGCAGCGGAAACCTTTGCCAACGCACTCGGGAGGATTGCCGATAAACTGATTGAAATCGGACTTGCCAACATCTTCGATACCGATAAGGGCGGCTTCAATCTCTTCGGTGCTCTGGGTGGCATCTTCCGTAAAAACGGTGGACCGGTAAAGCGCGCCGGTGGCGGAATTGTGCGCGGTCCTGGCGGGCCGCGTGGCGATAAAATCCCGGCGATGCTGAGCGACGAGGAATTCGTCGTGAATGCGGCAGCTACGAAGCGCAACCGTGCATTGCTGGAAGCCATCAACAGCGGCCGTGTTATCGGACTTAAGGATGGCGGTTCTCCTTTGCGCGCGCCATCCATGCCGATCCTGCGCTCATCTGCTGCGTCGCAGCAGGCCCAAGCCGGCATTGCCGATGTTCGTGTCTTTGTGGATCGCGACGGCAACTGGCAGGCCGAGGTCGAACGCATCTCGCAGCGCAACGTCAAGCAGGGGCTGGCTTCCTACGATAAGTCGGGTGCCGTCCGGACCGCGCGTGATCTGCGGCAGGTAAACTCAAGAGGGTTGGCAAAGTAATGGCTGAACTACTTCCGACTGGCCTTCGATATCAGCCGACTTTCCCGGTCCTGAATCGCCCGGTTTCCATGTCTCAGTACGGGGGTCGGGCGATTTCTGCCATTGAGAACGGCGATCCGTTCTGGACGTGGACGGCGAAAATAAAAGCGATGACGAACGCGCATCGCCAGAGGCTCGAGGCCTTCATCGATCGGTGCCGCGGCGGTCAGATGACGGTGCATTATACGCCGAAGCATGTTTGCATTCCGCAAGCCTACTGGGGCGACGCGAACAACCCGGCGATTGCCGGTACGGCAACCTTGGGCGCGATCAACGGCAATACACTTACATTAAACGGGGTCGCAATGGGACTGAAGCTGATGAACGGCGACTTGGTGGGCTTTACGATTGGCGACTACAACTTTATCGCCCGCATCGTTGCCGACGCCACAGCGGCTAGCACGAGCGTGCAGGTGAAGGTTGAGCCCTTTCTGCCGTCCTACATCACTGTCGGTGCCACTGTCAGGTTCAAAGACCCCGTTATGAATATGCGGCTCATGCCGCGGACATGGGAAATTGGCGAGGGCAAGTTTCCCGATGCGTCTTTTCAGCTCATTGAGGTGCCGAGGTAGCCATGGCTACCGCTGTCGACGTTCCCGAATAGCCCGGATCCATGTGTTGTTGAACATGACGGCTCCGATCACCAATGCGACGGCACCCATGGCGATCATGCCGACGGCAATGCCTTGGTCACCGAACTGCTGATACAGCCAGCCCGTTTTTTCAACGGCCTGGGCAGGATTTCCAAGGCGAAGAACTCCTTGGATCAAGGCGCCAAACCCGACAATCAACATGCAAACGCTTCTAATCATGCCGGCCAGATATCAGCTGGGCGCGATTGAATCCACCCTCTCATTGGTTTGACGGTAACTCATGGCCTTTCCCGCACGTCTACAGCAACTGCTCAACGAGGGCAGGGGCAAGATAGCATCTGCCGTTAAGTTCGAGTTCGGCACCGGCACCTATGGCTTTTTCTCGGGCAAGGGCAGTGTCGATTATGGTGGCCTGACCTATCACGGCAACACCATCATCGATATCGATGAGCCAATGTATGCGCTCGGCACGGCGGCCCAACCAGTCACCATGCGCCTGCCCGCTGCCGCCGATTTCGGCCTGACGCCGGATAAGCTCGGATTGATCGAGCAGGAAGATTATAAAAATCGACCTGTCACGTTCTACGACTTTTATTTCGACCCAGACAACAACGCTTTTCTTCATGCCGAGCCGACCTGGTACGGCTATGTCGATTACATCGACCACCGCGAAGAAAGCGATGAGGTCTGGTTAGAAGGCCACATTGAAACGGGCGCGGTCGACAACTTCCGCGAGGGCTACCGCTACGCCTCGCAGGAGGACCAGCAGCTTGTGTCCCCCGGTGACATGCTTTTCGAGTATGCCGCGAGGATAAAGAATGAGTTCTTCAAAATCAAATTCGGCTAGGGTTCCCGGCTGGGATCGGGCGTTGGAAGACCTTGCGACGGCTCATGTATCGATCGCGCCGGAATGGGGCGTTTCGGACTGCCTGATGACGGCCGCCGATGCGATCAAGGCTGTAACCGGCGATGATCCGCTTGCGGAGTTCCGCGGCAAATACAAGACCGAAGCCGGGGCAGCCCGGAAGATGCGCGCCAATGGCTGCGAGAACGTCAAGGACGTATTCGAAACCTATCTCCAGCTTGAGCCGGTCAATCGTCTCTCTGCCCGCCGTGGCGATGTGGGCGTTATCCGCATCAATGACGAATACGTGGCCGGGTTCATTTGCGGCTCCGGCTTCGCCGTGAAACAGCCGCATGGGCTCGCGTTCTTGTCCGTGACCGATATCGAGCAGGCTTACAAGGTCGGCCTGTAACCACTTCGACAATTTGCGCTTTTGAAGGTTCGCCAGCAGCGGGCCTTTTTTTGTTGCGCCTGCATGAGGCTGTCGCATGCCTTTTTTAGCGCCTATCTTCACCGCGATTGGCGGTCTTGTGTCGAGCGTGGCCGCATGGGCTGCTGCAAGCCCGATCCTCGCCGGTATCGCGCAGACAGCCTTCGGCATCGCACTCAAATATGCGGTCAATGCGCTGTTCCCTCCAAAGACGCAGAGCCGCGCCTCGGAACTTGAAACCCAGTACGGGGCCAATATCCCGCGCTCGGTCATTCTCGGCACTTGTGCAACTGAAGGCCATCACATTTATCGCAACAGCTATGGCAGTGGCGGGCGTCTGATACAGGACGTTTTCGTCCTGTCGAGCTTCCGCATCACGGCGGTTCCACGTGTTCGCTATAATGGCCAATGGCGCATCTTGAGCCAGCAGGACGCTAATGGCTATTGGCTTGTGCCGAATGAAGGCACGAGCGGCGACGATCACGATAACGTCCGCGTCAAGTTCTTCTACGGCACGATGGATCAGCAGGCAGAGCCGACGCTGATCAGCAATGCGCGCCCGGCTGGCCGCTGGACCGCGAACCATCGCGGTGCAGGCGTTGCTTATGCCGTCGTGTTTTCCGAACTGCGCAAGAATGGCGACGGCCTGACTTCACCGGCAAAGCTGTTGTTCGAAGTCGTCGGCGCGCCGCTTTACGACTGGCGCAAAGACAGCACGATGGGCGGATCGGGCCCGCATCGCTGGGACGATCAGAGCACGTGGGAATATTCCGATAATCCGGTCGTGCAGATCTACAATCTGGAGCGCGGTTTCTTCAACGGCACTCAGCGCATGGTCGGCAAGGCTGTTCGTGCAAGCCGCCTGCCGTTGGCAGAATACACCCAGGCTGCGAACATCTGCGACGAAATCATGTCGGACGGTTCGAAGCGCTATCGCGCCCATGCGATTGCCAAGGATGGCCCCGGCGCCAACCACGACGCCAACCTAACGCCCATCCTTGAAGCCATGTGCGGGTCGTGGGTTGAGCGTGTTGACGGCGAGTTTCCGATTGCTGGCGCTCCGCAGGCCATCGTTGCAACCATCACAGACGACGATATCAAGCGCGGAGCACCGCTTCGTTTCAGTGCCAAACGCAAGCGTACGGAACTGATCAACACTGTCGCGGCTTCCTATGTTTCGCCGGATGACTTCTACGAAACCAAGGACGCGGCAACCCGTATCGATGAAGGAGCGCTGGCCGAAGATCGGGAAACACTTGCCAGTGCCATTCCTTATGCAGCCGTAACCGATGTGCGTCAGGTGGACAGGCTGGCCGATATCGCGATCCGTGGCGCTCGCTATCAGGCATCGGCGGAAATCGTCGTTCATCCGAAATTCCTCGATACGATCAAGGAAGGCCGGTGGGTTCGCTGGAACAGTGCGAAACATGGCGACCGGACATATCAGGTTCTGACGCGGCAGCTTGGCGGGATCAATGCGGATGGTGCTCGCGATATCTCGCTGTCTTTGCAACAGATCAGTAATGGCGTGTTCGATCCGACCGCGTACGAGACCAATCCGCCGAACATCATCGTTGTGCCGCCGCCACAGTATCTGGCCGAGGTGCAAGGCTTTGATGTTATCCCGACAATCGTTAAGGCCGATGGTGCCGGAGAGTTGCCAGGTGCACGGCTGCTCTGGGATACGATTGATGATATCTCGGTCGTCGGTGTTGATATCGAATACTGGCCCGCAAACGATCCAAGCCAGGTGTTCAAACGGTTCGTCACCTGGGATGTTGTGAATGTTCTTCTGGTCGAAGGCCTGACTTCGCTCACAGATTGGTTTGTGCGCACGCGTTTGCGTGTTGATAATGGACGGTCTGTGGCTTGGTCGGCGGCAAAACCGTTCCGCACCCTGAACGCGCAGAGCGATCAGAACCCTATCGACTACGAAGGACTGGCCGATGACCTGAAGGGTTATCTCGGCTGGATCGGGCCGCAGGTTCGCGAATTGATCCGGCAAGCTGAAGAACTTGCTACCCTGACAGCGGACAATCACAACAGCAACTATTCCGACATCCAGCGTGTGACGCGCCAGCTTTCCAGCACGTTCGGCAATGCGCAGGCGATGTGGCAGGAGGATATCATCGTTGCCACGGGTCCGAATAGTGCCATTGGCCAGCAGCTGACACGGATTAATGCCCAGCTCTGGGACAATACCGGGGCAAGCATTATTCAGTTGCTGCAAGTCCGTGTCGATGGCGTCGAGGATGATGTTGCGGCGCAAGCCAACCTCATCACCCAGCTATCGTCCAATATCGGTGAAGTGTCTGCGAACGCGACATTCCGTATGGGGACTTATGTGGCACCGAGCGGCTGGAACTCCCGCATTGGCATGGAAGTCCGCGGTGGAACAACCGACAGCTACAAGAGCGCAGGCCTCTTCCTTGACGTGACCAGCACCCAGGCGCGTATTGCCCTGATAGCCGAACAGATCGTGTTCTCGAATGGTACGGAGTTCTTCAAGCCATTCGTCATCCAGAACAACGTTATGTACGGCGAAGGCTTCGTCATGGATTGGGCGAAGATCGTCAATGTCCAGATCGGCACTGCCCAAATCGGGGATGCTGCAATCACTTCCGCGAAGATTGGCAACTTGCAGGTGAAAACCAGCAATCTGGACTTTGGGTCTGTGACACAAGTCTTCAATGCTTCTGGGGCGTCACCCAACCCCGGCAATCAGAACACCCCGGCCTGTAGTCTTCTGACGATCAACCCGCAGGGGAATACCTGTCTGATCACTTTCGGCTGGTCGATCACGTGGACAAGCTCGTCAAGCTCGTCTGTCACCATCAGTCTGATCAATGTCACAACTGGGGTAACGGTGGCCTCGGCGCAATCGCCTTCGTCCAATGGCGCGACATTCTCAGACTACATCACCATGATCGACACTAGCGCGGTCAGCGGGAACAACAATTACGAACTCCGCTATGCGGGCACTGGTATTCCCATCGTAAGCGCGTTCTCCGGGACTATCCGGGCGCTCGTCTGGAAGCGCTGACCTTCTACAAACTCCAACCGAAAGAAACCGCGTTCACTGCGCGGGGAGATAACTCATGGCTGTTTTGCCCGATTATGTGACCGGGACGATAACGCTCGCCAATGGTTCAACGACCGTGACCGGCACCGGAACCATGTTCGCGACAGCGGCTTTCCGTCCCGGCGATACGCTGCAAATCCAGAACCTGACGGCAATCATTGCCAGCGTCGATAGCAATACTTCGCTGACCCTGACCGAACCATGGACTGGCACGAGCCTGACAAACGCGCCATATCGGGCTCGTTATTTGCCGGATGGCGCGCGTGTGACCGCCCAAACGACGACGCTCATTGAACTGCTCGGCAATGGTGTTCTGTCGAATATTGCGAGCGTCCCTGTGCAGGACGGCAAGTTGCTCGTTGGCAATGCGGCGGGGCAGTATGTTCCCATCGACAAGTCAGCGGTTGGCGTCCAAGACCCGAACGGCAGCCTTGGCAAGCTGGCGGCGCTGACGTTGGCGGCGAATAAAATTCTGAACACCGACGGCTCCGGCAATCTCACGCAGTCGGATATCACGGCAGCGGCGCTTGTGCTGCTCAAATTGGCCGGAACATCGGCCGCGAACAAGCTTCCGTATTTTGATGCTGCCAATTCCGCCGCTCTGGCTGACTACACCGCAGCAGCCCGTGCACTGACAAACCTCTCGGGCACGGCAGCAGCAGATATGCTCCCCTACCTTACTGGCGCAAGTGGGGCGGGTCTCACGGTGTTGACCTCATTCGCCCGAACACTTCTGGATGACCCAAACGCTACAACAATGGCTGTCACCCTTGGTAATGTTTGGAGCTTCTTGAGTAGCGGCTACTGTAAGCTATCTTTTGGTCTTTATCTGATGTGGGGCTACAGCGGTAACTCTTACAATGACTATCGCATATATTTCCCGACGGCTTTTCCAAATTACTGTGCTTACGTGAATATGATCAATACTTACGACTACGGCGGCAATAGCAACACTTACATGGCGGCTTCTACCTCAAACATCGACAAAACAGGTTTTGATGCTCGCTGTCGCGTTATTCAGAACGGCGGATTGGTTGCGCCACAAGCCAATCTTCCAATTCGTTGGATTGCAATCGGTTGGTGAGGGACAATTTGCTATGCAAAGATATGCTGTGTTTGACAATGACGGCCTTCCTCGCGGCTTTTATTCTGAAGATGTGCATGGTCCGAGACTATTGCCGGTTTATTCAGAAGTTGTTGGACAATCAGGTGAGCCTAAAGTCGTGGATTGGAAGCCCAATTCGGCGTGTACAATCCCGGCAGATGCTATCCAAATCACAAATGACCAGTGGAAGGAGTTTATGGAGTTTCCATCGGCTCGGCGTTGGGATGGCGAGAAAGTCGTTGAATATTCCCCACCTGCCGTTCCGATCGTGACCGTCCTTCCGTCGGTCGCGCTTTGGGAGCGTATGTCCCAATCCGAAGCCGAACAGGTCAACGCGGCGATGGCAACTCAGCCGTTCCGCACCCGGCAAATCTTTCTGACCGCAAGCACCTTCCGCTCCGATCATGAGCTTTGGCCTCTGCTCGTTCAGATGGCGACGGATTTATTCGGAGAAGAAAGGGCGGCTGAGCTTCTCTCACTTGCCTAACCGATACCGAAAACCTGACGATCCGCCCAGCATGCGGTGTGGTTTTTTCAACGTCGGTTTCCGTTCCCGTCATAATAGAAGAAGACTGTTATAACGATGGCAGCAGCTAGCGCCATGAAAGCCCAGAATATCCATTCGATGTGATCGTAAATGAATGAGCCCATTGGTACCTCCTTACGGGCTAACCCAAGAGGAGCGAGAATGTTCATTCAAATGGAAAGCCCCGGCAAGGTTTCATTAACCGGGGCAGGCGCCTTGGGAAATAAGCTGAAAGCGACGATAAGCGCCCAGTCTCACATTAAAGGCGCGATTGTTAACATTTTAATTCGTGCCCCCAAAAAAAACCTCGGTGCTGGGAAGGTCGCTACCGAGGTCGCGCTGTAAGGGAGGGTAACTTCAGCAGCGCTAATCGATCATCTCACAAAGTAAGGAAAACACAATGGCCAAGGGAACCTTTGCCAAAGCGATGCCGCATGTCTCAACGCCGGACCTGTATTACGTCTATCGCCCGCTGCTCGATCTGATCGGGTTCACCGAAGGGACCGACAAGGGCGACGGGTACAACGAAACCCTCGGCTATGGCGCTTATACCGGCGGCGATGTCGATCTGGTGAAAATGAGCCTGAAGCAGATTGACGATCTGCAAGGCAAGATGCTGGCGCACCCGAAGAACAAACTGAATAGCTCTGCTCTCGGTCGGTATCAGATCGTTCGTACCACGCTTCGGACAATCAAGCGTACCCTGCAACTGTCGAACAATCTTCTGTTCAATGAAGTATTGCAGGACCGATGCGCCTGTTACCTTCTCGGCGTTCGCGGGATCGACAAGTATCTGTCTGGCCGCCTGAAGGAAGACACGCTCATCAACAATCTGGCTCAGGAATGGGCAAGTTTGCCGACGACGAAGGACGTTGGCTACTACGGCGGCCAGCGGGCGGCGGTTAAGTCGGCACGTGTCCGCGAGGTACTTGCAGAAGTCCGCAATCGTCACGATCAAGCCCAGCCGAAAGAGATTGTTGCTGTGGAAGTGGACAAGCCAGTTGTCCCGCCGACCGTCGAAAAGGAAGTGAAGAAGAAGTTCAGCTTGGCTGGCTGGATTGGCTCGATCCTGTCCGGTGGCGGTATCGGCGCGCTCGGCCTTGCTGGCTTCGGTTGGCGTGAACTGCTCGTTATGGGCGGTCTTGCGATTGTCGTTCTGCTCGGCGGTCTGGCGCTTCGTGGCTGGATCGTGAAGGCGATCAAAGACATCAAGGCTGAACTGGAGGCGTCATGATCTGGGCGCTCATTCCCTCATGGCTGAAATACTCGCTCGCTGCCCTTGTGGCGGCGTTTCTGCTTCTGACGGCTGGATATCTCGCCGGAAAGCGTGAAGGCCGTCAGCAAGCCGTTTCCGAGCAATTGCGCGAAACCGTCAAAGCCGAAAAGGAAAGGGGCAAGGACGATGAAAAACTACGCGGGCTTGCGGACTATGATTTTTGTGTTCTTGCCCTTCGTCGTCGCGGGCTGTCCTTCGACCAGTGCAACGAGCTGCGCGGGCTGGAGACAGAATAACCTATCGCCTGCCGGTCTGGTCGCGCTCACCAAAGTGGACCGGCCGGCAGCGGAGCGGGTCGAAGGCAATGACGAGAATGGGAAACGGCGGGGCTGCTGGAAATGAACGGACCGTTGGACGAGTTTGGCCTCAAATTATCCGTCGTGATTGCCGGATTTGCGGGCGGTGCTCTGCGCGCACTGTCCCGTAAGCGATATACCGTGCGGGAAACGATTGCTTCGCCAATCTGCGGAGCGCTGGCGGCCGGCTACCTGACCGGACCGCTTCTGCATTATTTGAATGCTGTTCATTTCCCGTTGCCGCCCGATGATGGCTCAAACGCGGGGCTTCATGCCGCCGCATTTGTCGTAGGAGCCTGCGGAATGTGGATATCGGACGCACTGTTTGAAATCGTCACCAAGCGTTTCAAGCAGTGAAGCAGAGCGGGTATAAACTAAAGAAGGTGGTGATGGTTTTTGACCGTATGATAAAAGCCCTCTTTAAAGGGAGGGGAAAATGACCAATAAAAATACAGTCGAAACTCCGCGTATCTGGACAATCAGATGGATTGAACAATTATCGTTGCCGAAGTTTGTGATCTTTGCTGCAATTTGTAGCGCTATCACTTGTCTGATTTTAAGTCAGCTGATTTGAAAAAGCCCCTGCCAATGGTGAGGTCGGCAGGGTCTTCATTATTTAGAAACAGAAGCTCAGATTGAGCTTGGCTGTTAATCACTTACCGCCGGGTTTCTGATCGGCAGCGCGACCTCCGCAAGCTGAACCGTCGCTGGCAGTCTGCCACGAATGATCGCAGCTACCGGCGAATGCACTAGTAGAAACTGCCGCAACAAGCAGCAGGCCCAAAAAAACCTGTTTCATAATTACTCCCCCATAAGGTGCGTTATGATTAACGCAACCTTAGATAATCATTTCTGCATCCGATTGTCGAGATATGAAAAGCCCCGCCGAAGCGGGGCTGAACGTTACGCTGCTCGAGGGGAAGGAAGCAGCTTCGGGAGGTATTGAAGAGCCTCGTTGTCCCGACCTTGGAAGTAGCCCATCGCACGGTTGGGCAGCCATTCGGACCTGAAATGGCTACGCCACGCCGCCAACAGGGTTTCCGGATACGCCTTTGCCTGAACACGGCGACCATCCTCATACACGTGCCAGTACTTCGGCAGCGCGTCGGTATCGATACCCTGATCTCGTAGCCACTTACAAAACATGCGACCGTGAGAGATGTCGGGCACAAGATGCTCAGGTAAGGTATACCCCATCGCTTCCATGGGAGCGATGAGCGCCATGGTAAGTTCGGTCAGTATTGAAAAATGACCGGTCGGGACATTTTGCTGATTAGCTACGTAGCGGCGGAGATGGTAAGGCATCTCTGCTTTACGCGGAGCGCCTTTGCCTGACATCCAGTCATAGACCCACTTGCTGACCTTGACCGCAAAAGCGGCGGACAGCCATTGCGCTAGATGAATGGCTACCTGTGGATGGACCCACGTGCCTTGCATGCGAGGGTCGCCGCCTTTAATAGACTGGACAAGATCCGATATGGGAATCCCCATATCGGCCGAAAGCTCTGCCAGAAAGCTCTCTGTTGTCCGAAGACGGTTATAGTCTGCCCAGAGCTTCCCTGCGGCTTGACACATCGCTGTCGCGTTAATGTAGCCGTCGGACGGACGTTGATAGATGATTGCACCCTCAGCTCGGTGCGGAATGAGATCGAAATGCTGCTGCATAGGTATAAACGGTTCCTTATATCTTTATGCAGCTGGTGGGACGATTTTCCCTTGACAACGTGGGGTTAGTAACTATTTAAACCCGTAAGTGATCACATACCAACCGCAAAGTTTGGTTTCTGGCCCGGAAAGTGTTGGAGCACTTACCGGGCCGCTCTGTTTCTGCACAAAGTACAGATTTTCCCTAGGTGGGGTCGAGAAACCTCACGTTCAATAGTCGACATACGATTTTTAAGGGAAATTTAGGGATTAATATTACCCCTACACTTATAGTCTACCATAAATTGATCAAAAAGTCAAAGTTGAGACGAATTTACTCGTTTGGTAGATAATTCCCTCGATCTCGGCTTCGATCATTACCCGTCAGCCCTAGAACAAATTTGGCTGCTCTTCCTTATTGTCATTGCTTGGTGTGAGGTCGATCAGATCAGCATCGGGCAGGGGCTTTTGCATTTCCTTGGCTTCGTCCCATGGGGCGCGTAGCCAAGTGTCTATTTCCTCTGTGGTGCGGAGAATGACCGGCATTGCCTTGGGATGGATCGGCTTCACCGCGGCATTCGGCTCGGTCGTGAGAAACCCGAAGATATCGACCTCGACCGGCCCTTCCTTCTTCTTCCGCACGCCTTTCCAACTTGTCCAGATGCCAGCGAATGCAAACAGTGGTTTTTCCTCATTCAGCGCGAACCAATGCAGCGGCTTTCGTTTGGTCTTCGGGTCTGGCTCTTGCCCGTATTCGGAGAACGATGTGGCCGGCACAACGCAACGGCTTTCAACGCCTTGCCAGCGCCGCCAATGAGGCGAGGTGAGGTTTCGGATATTCGTTACTCCGCCGTCCGCTTCGCCTTTCACGTACATAGGAGGCGTCGGCATCCCCCAGCGAAGCATTGCAAGCTCTGGCTCATCGGCATTGATGTTTCGCAAGACCGGCGCGGGATAGTCGGGGTACACGTCTAGCTGAGGATCTACCCGGTTCGTCATGTCTCCGAACTTCGGAAACAGGCGGCGCATGGCCTCATGTGTCGTTGTGATATTGTATAGATTGCACATGCGCTCCTCCTCGTTGCGAAGAGAATAGCGCGCCTATTTCTTTTTGCCAGCCAGAGCGTCTTCGCCTTCCTGCTTATGGCCGCGGCAAAGCCAGAGCTGACCGTTCGACAATTTATAGCCAAAGGTTCCCCATTCCTTGCAGCCTTTGGCGTCACACCAGTGCTCAAACAGCTTTCCGACCTTGGCGACGTGCGCGTTGTCGTTCTTATATCCGCTCATTTGTACCAGCACTTTCCATCGTTCCACATAAATGGCCGATTAAATTCCAGCTGCTTCCTACGCCACAACTCTTCAAACATCCTTTTCACAAGGGTGACGACTTCTTCCCTGTTCTCACAGACGCCGCAGGGCAGAGCCTGAAAGGGGCTTCGGGTGCAAACCAGTGCCCATTTCCAAGCTCCCGCGTCGGGGCCGAAGTCGCTTCTCAGGATGCGACAGAATTCGCCCCAGTCCGTATATGCAATGAAGTCTCCGGGGCGCGTCTGTCCGCCGATGACCGTTCGTTTCCATTTCAGCTGCATCATTTGTCTGGCAGCCCATAGCTGATGAAGTTGCCCGCTCTGTTGCCGCATTTGCTGCAAACCAGTCGTGGCTCGATCTCTTCGAGAGTAACCCAATCTCCGAAGCGCGCAGCCATAAGCGGGGCGGTCTTTTCCAGATAGTGACGGCAATTGGCACAGCTAAAGCGCACCACGTTTCGCGGGCGCAGTTCTCGCAGTACCGTTCGCATTTCACTTCACAAACACCGTCGGCTTCCAGCCACGTGCAAAGCCCATCGACATAGCCAGGCTGGCGTACTCGATCTCTTTAACGAGAAAATCCCGATCTTTGAGAAGCGCCTCTATCGCGGCTCGCGCATCGCCCTTGTGGTAGGCGAGAACCAATTCAATTTCGTCGTCGTATTCATTTTCCTGCGCAACCGCACTCATTGTTCTGCTCCGTTGAAGCAGACACACACGCCACCAAGCATGTCTGGATTTCATCAGCGCCGCCCGCCGATGTTCCTAAAATGTTCTCATTCTATAAAAGAGTCAATCGGCATTTGTCGGTTGTGGAAAATCCGCTCCGACCGGGGCGGCTATCGGTGCCCAAACACCGAAAAGCGGCGGGCTTTTTGCTTTTGTGCGGTTGCCTCTGGGCTTACTTTATTTGTCCGTGGCATTTTTTATATTTTTTACCGCTGTTGCAGCTGCATTTGTCGTTGGGACGCTGTTTTGGGTAGAGGGAAGCCGCGCTATCAATCTCGATGGTTACGTCACGTACAAATCTCTGGGTGCCCGACCTGACATCTACGATGTCCAAAGCATGTATTGAGTTCGTCCCATTGTCGCTGATAAATCTTGTAGTGGGAAACGACGGTGCACCATTTTGGGGAGCGTTTAGATAAGCTGCCAATTGGTTTCTGCCGATTGTATTTTTGCTGTTGGGGTTTTCAGATGCTTCTAGGAGTAGAGCTCTGGATCTTTGAATTAAAGTCTTACTCGATTTTTGTTGCAAAACTAATTTGTTCAACTGTTCCCAGCGGGAAAATTTTAATGAGAGAAAATTTCCAGTTAAAATCGTCATAGATGATTCTGGTTTATTTGCATCGGCGCGCGTCACTGTTGCCTTAAAATCACTCCAAGGCGTAATATAGGGAAATTCTTTTTCGTCTTCAAAGTTTGACACCAAAGCAAAAATTGGGTCACTGTTGGCCGCGTAACCAGCGAATATAATCGTCGTGTGTCGTTCTGCTAGAGGTATTGTTCGAAGGTTTGGATGGTTATTGAAAGTATGAGTGGCTTGGAGGGCCAAGCTCGTCATAAGTTCATAAAAAGGAACTTCGACCAGCTTTGTGAGTGAAAGAAGCGTGTCCCCGATCCAGTGCTGAAGGTTAAAACTGCCCGCAATAGCTATTCCGGTATATGCATAAAGCGCGCATGCGTCGTGGGTAACTAAGTAACCTTGCTTGGACACGTTTTCGTTGAATACCTGTCCCGATGGGGTTGTGAGGCGTCGATCACCTACCATGGTAACAACGTTTGGTGAGACTGTGGTGATGATCAGAGTCATGCTGCTCTCAATAACATTTGTGGACGATGCGTACGGTACTCAATTACCCGAAAAGGGCTGCTAAAATGAAACAGACTAATAAAAAAAACATAACGTTTATAACGCAAGCATTTCTGTCCCACTTTTCTGCAAGCCATTGAAAAGACCCGAAATCCGTAGAACCTCCGGGACTCCTTTGAAATGCATGCGAGTGCTTAATGCGCTAATCGTCCGTTGCCGTCGGGATGAAGGGGCGCTTTACCACTCAGTTCACGAGTTTGTGGCCTACGCAGCCTTCAAACTATTAATTAATTTTTCTCGAAAACGGATCACTTCATCAGTATCGTTTGTGGATGTCGGCCGGGTAACGGGGCCAGCCACTAAGCCAAACAGGGTCTGACGGGCAATGCGTACATCTGCCTTTATTTCAGCCTTTGGAGTGCCCGGCGCACCTCGGAAAATAATTTCGAACTGAAAGTGTTCATCTAATCCGTTCTCTGGTTTCCAGTAGATACGGATGTAGTGATGTTCAAGTTCAATGCTCGAAAAACCGCGATACTCTCCAGAATAAAAGCCCACATAGTGGCTGGCTTTTTCTATATCTAACGGCTGATCGGAGTTTTTCTGCTTTCTCTCGTTTCCGAGCCGCTCCAA